TAGTAGTGAAAGATATTTCACAAGTAGAATCAATAAATTGGTAAAGTAAATCTTGCATAAGTTTTATATCATTTTTAGTTAAATAGTACCTGCACTCATTGCTTAGTGTCTCCTGTATGTACTGCATAACCAGTAACTTGTTGACTACTGGGTCTCTCTTGTACCCAACTACAGACAATGCCTTGTAGTACTTATTCAAAGTTTCATATAGTATTTCATCCATAACATGTGCATTTAGATGATTCAGACTTGGTTATTGTTCTCCAAAACCCCTTCCAATAAGTGATGGCTAGTGGAAAGTCCCTTGTCTTTAAACACATCTCAAATGCCTTATACCTTAGTATGAAGTCTATAAAGTGTTTAGGAACCACACAGTTGTTGTAAGTTTCCTGTATATACTCTATACCTTTTCTGTATATTCTGTAAGAGTCTACACACACTGCAAGTACTGTAGGTTCATCTAACCCACATGGAGTATCAGCAGCAGGAGTTCCCTTTACAGTTACATAGACAAAGAACATTGTACCTTCTACAGTTGGAACCAATAAGTCACTATCCTTAATGGTCATTTGTAGAGACTTTACATTATCTTCTATCTTAAGTGTATATGCTGGGGTTTTACTAATACCATCAGGTTTAAAGGTATCTTGTGTATCTATAGTTATGGAATCCAGATACACATCAGTGAAGTAGGGTAAATCCATTACTTGTACATCAAGGTAAATACCTTTGTTATAGGGGATTACTAGTAGTTTATTAAATTCCACCATAGCTTTTATGTATTATATAAAACAAATAAGGGAGAGCCTTAGACTCTCCCTATGTTTGACCTACTCTTAAACAGTAGGCAGAGTAGCAATACTTAAGCCTGAAGCTGTATTGATAGCAGCAATAATGTCATTAGTCAGCTTATTTGCTGTAGCATTATCTTCTCCAACCTTAGGAACTACAATGGTAATATCCTTTTCTGACTTCTGTACTGACTCATTTGAGCCTACATAAGCATAGTGAATATCAATTGTATTGTACTCAAGTGTTGGGTCTACCAAGTACTCTGTAATCAGGTTGTTAGGATAACCCATACCCCTGTATTCATCACCTCTGAAACCATGACAGAAGTACTCAAGGTCAGCAATATTGTGACCATTCAGAACACTCTTAGTAGGAGTAGCCTTATCTACTTTACCCCAAATTCTCTCATCACCATCTACAATGATAGTAGTAGGTTGAACTGCAAAAGGCATAAATGCTTGAGGCATTCTACCAAGAATCCAATCCTGTTCTACTTCTTCAATGACAATCTTAGTGTAAGTATCTGTCAGGTCAGCTTCCTTAGTCTCATTAGTAATGAGAGTTTCAGCTGATGTTGTGGCAACATAAATGTTGACCAAAGGAGTTACATCTCTCTTAACATTGTCAAATAGAGATAGTGCCATTTTCTTGTAAAAGTCAGAGGCAGTCATAGTACCTTGAGCCTTTACAAAACCATACTTGAACTGTTGGTCATTTTCACCCAGACCAATGTAATGTCTGAATGCCAGTCTAAGAATGTATTCCTGACCTGCTACTGGAGTTGCAGAAACATCAGCATCAAGAGTCAATTCATACCTAGCTAGTTTGTGAGCCATTGCAGAAGCATCAGTTGCTTTTGCATACATCACATTAGCTACGTTAATTTTATCACTTGATACAATTCCTGCGGGACTCATGTACTGTAGGTACAGGGTAGTCTTAGCTGTATCTGCCTTAGGTAAAATAGAACCAGCTTTATCAGTAGCTAGCAAAGCATTACCTGTCTTTAGTTCTTTTGCAACATAAAGTTGTCTTACTTGATTAATAGAAAAAACAGCCATTTTAATTTAAAGTTTAATTAAACATATTCTTTTATTGCCCTGTTCCTCCTGACCATGCTGTCTTTGCTAGCATCACTGCTCTTTCTAGTATAGGTCTATGTGTTACAGGATTTAATTCACACTCACTTGCCTCACTTAATCCATTGATTGAAAGACCTTCATCTATCTCATTAAGGTTAACTAATATGATAGGTCTTGGTCTCTTTACATACCTTATAAGGTACTTGTCAATGTTATAATCTGATACAAGTTCTATTATGTTGTCAGAGTTGTCCAACCTTAGTGCCCTACCTTCTGTAGGACCTCTGAAAGGATTCCTCTGTATCTTATAGAAATTATCTTGTGAGACAGGAACTATGGTAGCTTCTGTGCCATTAGCACATCCTAGTCTTTCATCCTTTAAGACAGCTGATTCATATGTAATGAACCATACATCTTCTGGTATTTGAAAGAACATTGAACTTCTTGATAAACCTAAGTGACCAACAAGTTTCTCATTGGTCTCAAAGGTATCAATTAATTCTCCTAGGAATCTTCTAGCTTCTTCATCCTTCTCAAATGAGGTAGGACCAGTTCCATTGTAGAGGTCTTTGACAAACTCCTCTTGAGCATTAGTGAGGAATACTGACTTCTCATATTCATCCAAACCGGGAGCAGCATTACTCATAATGTTGTTATAAAGTATGTCAAACTCTTTTGAGAACTCAGCATTATTCATAGTTATTCTTTTGTTTTAGCTTCCAAGCTGAACTTGAGTGTCTGATTCTTAGGCAGATTCAAGTACTTAGCAGCAATGTTTAGTGTTGGTTCTTCATTATCACCACAAAGAGGAGTACCATTTTCTCTTAGGTATAACATACCACCTCTGTTGCTAATCAAGTTATGCTCAATGGCTTTCTTAATCAGTACCTTAGTAGGTAATAGTTGGTCAGTTATAATCCTTAAGAATGTCTTAGGTTCAGCCTGAATAAGCTTATTAACCTTGTTCTGTAAGAACTCAATCTTAGATGATTTAGCTATAGGTCTACCTTCTAATGTTTCAATAACAACCCTTAGGATATCAGCATTATCTTGTACCTTACCAAATTCCATATAAGACTGCATAGTAGCACTCATTTCCTTCTTAGCTATAGTAGTTTCTTCACCTTCTTGTACTATTACAAACTGATAAGTTGCCTTATAGAAGTCTTGTAGTACTTGCAATGAAGGAGCAATGAAGTCCTTGTTAGCAAGAAGAACCTTATATTTGATATAGTCTTCAGGGTCAGCCAAGTTAAGGAAGTTGTCTCCCTTAGTTAATCTTACCTGTAGGTTATCCCAATAGTTGTCTACCTTCTTATAGATACTTAGAGCATTGTACTCAAGTCCCATAACTTCTTCAAGGTAAGCCTTTTCAGCATCAGTAAGTACATTAACATACAGACCTGAACTCAATTTAGGTACTGTAAACCATCTAACTGCACCTTCTGCCATACCACCATATAGGATATGCTTAGGGTCAGTAACTATACCTGATTGCTTTGGATGAAACCTTACTATGATTCTTTCATTTCTTAAACAGCTTACGAGGTCATTTTCCTCTTTAACCACCTGTGGTTTAGCTCTTCTTGTTGATGATTTCTTTGGCTCAACTTCTAAAGCCTGCATGGGTGCTTCACCCATGATTTCATTATCATCTAAAATAATCTCTCCCATATTATCTTCTCCTTTTAATATTATAAAAATAAAGGGGAATGGGGATTACCCACTCCCCTATTTGATTTATCCTTGCAGGATTGCAGGAATAAGTGCCATAGTCCTAGTTGGGTCAAGTACACAAGTACCTAGAGTAGCCATTCTGTGAATAACAGCAGAATCTTCATCAAATGACATATGAGGATTACCTCTTTGTCCTGTGAATGGATTCCTTAGACCCCATTGATAACCTCTAAGTTCAGTATCACCCTTGATTCTACACTTGAAGATGTTAGCTTGGTCCATAGAACCAATGTACCAGATGTCAAATCTGTAAGACATTGCTACACCACCCATTGGATGAAGAATCTTGTTTCTAACTGGGTCATCATAGAATGGGTCAACATCAAGTCTTACCCTTACACCATTAGGTGCCTTATATTCTACAAATTGGAAACCAGCACTAAGTGCATTGCTATGCAACTTAGATTGTACCTTTTCAACAACACCAGTTGAGTTGTTATCAAGTATAAATGTAGTCCAACCAGATACAGTTTGCAGTACAGCCTTGTGGAACAGGATAGCACCTCTTTCACCAGTCTTGATTACAAACAGTCTATCACCCATGCCTAACTTAGCAGCAGACAGTTCATATAGAGCATCTTCAAGAAGCTTCAAGCTGAATACATTGTAATACATTGTATTTGCTACTTCTGTCTGTTCAAAGATACCAGCACCAGTCTTGATAGCATAACCTGACTTACCAAAGTTCATATATTCACCATTAGCATTCCTGTTGGAAGTACCCCATGCTTCTACATTATTCTTAGCTTCAGAGAATTGTTGTTCAAGTTCCCACTCAACATAGTGCATCCACATGTTTGCAGTGTCCTTAACTTGCTTGCCATTGACATCTCTAACCATAGGGATACCAAATGCAACCTTTTTACCTAACTTGTTACCAGCTACCTTGTGTTGGATTCTAATAGTAGACCACTCATTTCTCATGCTAACAGGAGTAGAGAATCTAATATCACCAACCTTTCTTGACATTTCCTTTTCTACAGGTGCATATTCTACAGAGAACCTTTCACCTGCAAGCAGTCTTTCAGAAGGAATACCTTGGGTTAGACCACCCATAGTTTCTACCTTATATACTGCATTTGTGCCTTCCATTCTTGCATCACCTAGGATTCTAACAGGATATACTTGGTTCAAGCTACCTACGATAACTTCACCATCAGCAAACCAGTCTTCTGGGAATACTAAGTAGAAAGGAGCTGTGCCAACACCTACATTGCCATCACCATCTTCAACTACCTTACCATTCTCATCTCTAGCTTCTACAAGAGGAATGTTTCTTCTTGAGCTACCAATAACATCCCAGAAGTATTCACTGTCATCATCAAATTCTCTGACAGGGAACTGATTAAGGAATGTATCTAGGGTCTTTCCTCTATAAAATGCTAACAGCTGCACCATAAGGTTAGTAGCCCTTTGAGGTTGCAACTGGAAGATAGAGCCAAGGTGGTTATCACTTGTTAGACCCTTCCAGTGTTGGAAACCCAACATTTGAAATTTACCTAATTTACCAGCCATAATTAATTAATTATTTGAGTTATAAATATGTTTCTTGTCAAGCATCTACAAGCCACTTACCACCTATATAGGTCTCAGGGTCTTCTTCAATGCCTCCAACATATCTAGGATTACCTGAGGGTCTAATAGTGTTTCTGAGCTTGTGTTCAAGCTCTCTCATACTGCTCTTGACTTCTTTTCTTACTTTACCTTTGACCAATTTATCAATGTCTTTAAAGCCATCAGTCATAGTGAATAATACACCAAGTTTCTTTCTGAACTCAACAGGATTATCCTTTTCATACTTCTGGACTGCTGTAAGATACTCACCATCTTCATCTTTTGCAATGGGTTTGGTTACTGCATCATATGCCTTCTGCCTTGTAGCTTTATCCAGTTGAATACCTGCAAAGACTTCTTTGTCCTCAAGTAGGGACTTCTTAAGGTCATTAGCTTCTTTCTTCAGTCTTTCTTGTTCAGCTTTTGCCTGTTCTTGTGCATCTTTTACTAAGTCATCATACCTTTCATTGAAGAACTCTTTGTTGCTTTCCAAAGCTTCTTTAGCATCCTCAATATCTGTCCCAGCATCAAAAGACTTCTTCACTTCTCTTGTGGCTCTTTCTTTGCTATAACCTCTATTGATAAAGTCTTGAAAGATTAGTTGCTTTCTTAAGGTTTCACCTTTATCAGATTCATCCTTAAGAGCTTCTTCTTGAATAGAATCAAGGTAGTTTAATGTCTGTTCAAACCTTCTTACTTCATCAGGTTCTACATCAGCATTTAGTACTGCATCAATTCTTCTTTGTCTCTCATCAAGCTTTGCCTGTATCTGCTTCTCAACAGCTTCAGCAAAGTCTTCTGGAGTCTTAATACTTTCTAGTGTTTCATCATCAAGGTCAGGGAAGATACTCTCATCAGCCAAGGCTTTGGCAATGGAAGAGTAGAAGTTAGAATTGGGAGAAGTACCATCCTTGTCATCAGGGGTATCTTCCTTTTCTTGATGTTCTTTATTCTCTTCACTACCTACGCTCTCTGGTTCAGTAAATAAATCATCAGGATTTACATCTTCTTCCTCAGTAGTCTTATTTTCTTCTTCACCCTCTTTGTTCACAGGTGAGGGTTCCTGTGTTGTTTCTTCTTGAGTATCATCTATGAACAGATTTTCAATTTCTGATTCAGATAAGATGAACTCATCACTTAATACTTCTGCCATAATTACTTCTCCTCTAGTTATTATCTGCTGCAAAGGTAAGTAGAAGTTCTCATGTGGACAAGGTGCTAAATGAAATCCTTAGTATACCTCAAATAAATTACTTATTTACTGCATAAAGAAAGGGGCATAACCTTTAATAGTTACACCCCATAAAGCCCATGCACCTAGTGCAGTACCAATGATACCTAATGTAAGACCAGCATTTGCCTTATCATTTATGTCCCTTTTGTTAGGTCCATAGTAGCCATCCTGATGTTCTACAATCTTTTCTTTTTCAATAATTTCCATAATAACTGAAATTAATTGTTTCTAATTAGTTTATTCTCTCTTTGTAAGCTTACAGGTACAAATTTAAGTAGAATAAGTCAGGATGCACAACAATGCTAATGGTCATAAAAAAGCCCTCTTAAAGCCTTAACTTTGAGAGGGTTACAAACAAGAAGAGTTAGCATTATGTTGCTAACTCTATCCATATGAATCCATCAAGGATTCTATTACCTTTAATAACAGAATGAAGAAACTTAGTATCTATCTTATTAGACCTAGCTGCTCCTTTTATTGATTTATATCTTTCAATAGTACCACCATCTTGGGCTATTTTTAATACTATCTTTTTGCCTATAGGAGATGTGTCTTTTCTTATACTGGACTTACTATATAAAGCATTATAACTTTGAGTACACCATTCCAAATTATCTAAATTGTTATTCCATTTGTCCTCATCCTTATGATTAACTACAGGTAGATTATCAGGATTTGAGATAAATGCTTCTGCTACTAGTCTATGTACAAGCTTTCCTTTTATAATACCATCTTTCCATAAACTAACTCTTAAGTAATCACCACACTTATTTTACTTCAATATAGTTCCAATTAAAGTATAACTTGTGCCATTTTTGTCAGTTACATTTCTATTAAGTGACCTAACTCTTCCTAGATTACTTACCTTATATAAACCCTCATATCCTATTACATCTTTCCAAATCTCTTCCATCTTAAGTATCCCTTGCAAGTACACCTTTACTACCAAGGTGCTTATAATATACATCAACTATCTTGCTATAGATGTATGTTATCACATATGCATCTACCTCATCATTATCTTTCTGTGGATTATAACCTATGTGTATCCATAAGTTATTCTTTATATGTTCAGCTTCATGTACTATACTACTTCCACATTTAGCATTCACTGCAACCAGTGATGCACCATGCTTGCTTATAGTAATAGCCCTAGCTGCAACATCAATTTCTTCATCAGGTATTATACCCCTTAACTCTTCCCATTTATCAAATATAAGCACAGTCAGCTTATAATCAAATATGGGTATTATCATGTTCTTCTTTGTTATCATATCAACCTCACATTTCAACCTTGTTTATACTTCTTTATGAACTCATCCAAGTCCTTCTTGCTATAACTCAATTCTTTGAAACCTATTTCATGCTTTCCTTCAGGCAATTTACCAGTTCTGACATAGTTATCAAAGGTAGCTCTACTCACATTTGAATACCTACAAGCAGCATATTTACTCATTCTCTTCTCCTTGTCAGTCAATCTCTTTAATATATCAACTAACTCAATAGCTTCACTGTCACTGATATTAGAATTACCAGCATCAATATCATCTACTAACTTCAATAAATACTTCTTAATCAGTTCAATCATTCTTTCTTCCCCCATACTTTTGATGCAGATATAATGCTAGAAATGCAAAGATACCTGCTATTATTAAATATAACACTAACAACATAAAGTCTCCAAGTGGAATACCTATGTATAAATCTATCATCATTACTACTTTGTTTACCACAATGTAATGTAGAAACATTCTATGATATTCACAGAATTTGTATACATAACTAGAAATATACATAGGTATCATAGTGAGAAAAGATGTACCAGCTATATAATTTATCAACTCAAAGTCAATATCAAAGTAGTACAATATAACATCTATTAAAGTTATTAATGCAATTAGTATTGGTACATACTTCACACATATAAGTTCTAACTTGTACATCCTCTTATTCATCACTTACTCTTCTTAGTTTTCTTGGCACCAGCAGTACCATTTCTTGGTTTAGCCCTTCCCATACAGTTACTCTATTTTAATTGTTAATGATTCACCTCTTACACTAGCTCTAAGCATCAAATGATATAGTTGTTGAAAGGCAGATGTTGAGTTGATTACCTGTCCCTTAATCTTGTTGTCACCTACTAGGATACAGCCTAGGGTATCAGCTGGTTTATTTCCTACATGAATTAATACTCCTGAATAACCTTTAACCTCAAGAAGTCTAGGTAATTTACCCCCACAGAATTTAGCCCATGACCTGTCCTTAAACTTAGGACTGACTGTGTTCATATCAATCTTGTAAGTACCCGTAGGTATTGCTGTCTCTCCATACAGCTTTTTAGATGCTATTTCCTGTACAGTCATACTACTTGTAAGTCCCCTGTCAGTATCTTCAAGGGTATCACATTCATATACTCCATTTACATACAGCTGACCTATTGTGTAATTAGGTCCTTTAAATGTTCTCTTTAATATCAGTTCCATTTCCTGTTATGTTTTTGTAGTCACCTTTTCTTAGTTGGCAACTCAAGTCTGTACACATTATTGTCATTAGGTTAAGTACTTGCTTCCTAAGTTCTTTAACTTCTTCTTCAAGATAATCACTTCTCTTAAGAGCTTCATCTAGTCTCTTCTTATTATCATCAGATAACTGTTTATAGAACTCCAATGACTCTTTCATATTAGCTATCAGGTTGCCATCCACTTCACTGTTGTATTTTTTTCTAGCAAAAAACCATGAAGTCCATCCACTAATTAAAGTAGTTAGTAGTCCTATGGCACCTGTAATTATTATGCCCATATCTATCATAACATCATATCAATAAACTGATAATGTAACTAATAGCAGAAGTGAGACTTCCACCAACATAATAAGCAACATCCACTAAGTCAGGTTCAGTATCTAATCTATACTCCTTGTACAAACTGAGAATTAAAAATACTGTAAATACCATACCCATACATAAGGCACCATAAGGTTGAGCTAATGCTATTAACCATGCACCAACTAGGTAGTGGAGTATCTTGTCACTGCCTATTCTACTAATAAAATTATTAAGTACTTTCATTTTAATCTATTATTTGTATATACTTTTGTATCTTTTCTTCTACATAAGGATTCAACTCCCTAGTGGTAACTTCTACTACAGTGTGCTTTCTCTGAAACCATCTAAATAAGAAGAACTTCTTAGGTGGATTCACAGTCTCCCTTTTACCATTTATAAAGGTATGTCTCTCCAATGTAACCTCTGGTTTTAATGCTATGGTACTAGGATACTTCATATGCAAGTGGGTCTTAACCCATTTGTCTCCAACTATGGTATCCAGCTTGAAATTATTCACAAAGATAGTATCTTTTAAATCCAAAGTATCAGCCTTACTTGCTGTAAGTAACTCATATTGTAACTGTTGAATATGCTTATCTTTGATTCCTAACTCCTTTCTGGATTCATTCAGCTTCTTGACAATAGAATCATTGAAGTAATTCAACTGTTCTACAGTTAGTTTGAAGACTCTATTATCATCCTTTAGTCCACCTAGTTGAGCATCATATGCCTTAACATTCTCAACAGAGGTATTATACTTTTCTCTCAACTGTTTATTGGTGTATAGCAGGTAACCTTCACCTAACATCAATATTAGTATTAAACTTATTGTCCATTTCATAATTTATTAACTATCCCCTCCCATCACAGTAAAGCCTTTACCAGTGGCAATAGCAATCTCATCAGAAGTAAGAGAATTATATACTGTTGTGTTTAAAGATATAATATGTGTACCTGTCACAGTAGCAGCATTATTGAACATGTATAACACACATTCCTTGGTTATATTAGGGCTAACAATATTAACACTAGTACCAAGATTCTTTATCCAAACCTCTGTGATATTCTTAGCACCATTACCATCTAAGAATTGATTAGTATCGGTAACACCTTCAATATTAATAATACCATTAATCTTATTAAGCTTATTACATGAAAATGCAAATCCTTGTAAAGTGGTTGTTTTTAATTCATTAATAAGTGTAACCTCCTCAAGTTCATAACATCTGTTGAATGTATAAGTAGAAGTAACAGTTTGTCCTAAAGTCTTAACGGTGCAAGTTTTAATATAACTACAATCACTAACTAGAGAATCTATATTTGTAGTAATAGGTAGATACACTTTTAAATCTAATAACATGGAAGCAGCAAACATCATTTGAGCATTAGTTACTTTACTGAAATCAGTAATACCATCTCCTGAAGCAGCAGTACTTACTCCACTAAAATCAGATAGGTTATTATTAAATGCAAATGCTCTACCATTACTTTGTGTAAATGTCCAATTACTAAAGTCTACATTCCTAACAGAAAATAAAGACTTCTGATAATTTACAGCTTGATTGTCATTTGGTGGAAGACATCCATTAGCATACATAATACCATCAGCATTGTTATCTCCCAATAATTGATATAAATTCTTAGAAGTATCATGAATACTAACACTTCTTTGAACACCTCTTAAAATATCATTTATCAGATAACCAAGACCTTGTTCATTAAGATAATCCTCAATAACTCCACTAGAACCACCACCACTAATAGCACTAATCTTAGTTGGATAATCACCAAAGACAGCACCACCAACTGTAACACCCTTTGCTTCTATGGCTGCCTTTATAGCAGCCTTAGTTTGAGCAAGTTTATTTAGTTTATCAACTGTTGTTCCCATTATATCACCTCTCCATTTATAGTATCTAACACTGAATTGATGTTACCAACAACAGCAGCTATTTGTTCAGTTACATAAGTCTCTGTGGCATAATCACCTGCTGGTTGAATACCTAGTTGTACTAATGTTTTAGTACCAACTAATTCTACATCTCCAATCTTTGGTTTATTTGATAAGTCCTCATAATTTGTAGTTCCTCCACCACCTGTTGGTATATTAACTGTTACAGGAGTTGCACCATTATAAGTGGTTTTTACTGCACCTGTGAAAGTAAGAGTAGCCATAGTAGAACCACCACTATCAGGATATGTAATCCAATCAGTTCCATTCCACCATAAAGGTTTTTTTAGAGCTGTATTAAAATAATTAAATCCTATATCATTAACTCCTAATGTAGGTTGTTCAGAAGTATTTCCTATATCAGTATTACTACTAATATTAAGTTTTTCCATATGAATAACCCCATTTACATTATAAAATATAATAATTATAGATTTTCCAGCCGAAACTTTATGTATAATGTTAGAACCAGTACCATTAATGCTTGGTGGAAAAGTAAAAGACAATCTATTATTAGAAATATTATTAATAGTAAGATACACTACAGATTTTGGAAATTTACTTGTATTAAAATAAACAGTACCACTATTAATAGTATTTACTATTATATTATTAACTATAGGAATACCATTAACACTATTTGTAATATATAATCCAATAGGATTAAACTTAATATTTTTAGAAAGTAAAATACTATTTACATAATTATTATCAAAAGTTATATTAGGATAATTATCATTATCACCACCTTCACATCTTAAACTATTAATATATGAATTTTTAATAATAATATTTCCACAAGAATCATTAAGTTGTGGAGGGATATTTATATTTAAACTACTACAATTATCAAAATTTATATTAGTATTTTCTTTTAAATCATTACTTATTAAACAAGTGATAGTGGCATTTCTTCTAAAGTTTTTAATTATTAAATTTCCATTAGTAATATTATTAGTACGTATAAGTCTATCATTATTATTAACTTTTTCTAAAACTCCAGTAAGTTCTACATTAATATTATCTAATAAATTATCAATATTGGAGTATCTAAATAATTCAAAACCGCAAGAAGCATTTCCTTCAGCACTTGCATTAATTTTTATGTTAGCAGTATATAGTTTTCTATCTTTAAATTGAGGTTGTGCAGTAGGAGGATATAATTGGTAAATTACTAGACTAATACTACTATTAACTTTAGTAGTACCGTTATCAATAACTGTAGCATCTATATTATCACAACAATAAGTTCCTAAACTATCTACTGTATCTGTTAGTAATGTATTAACTTTAGTATAATAAGCATCTTTACCAATAGATAAAACTTTAGAATTTGTAACACCAGCTAAATATAATCCTCTATGAACATTGCTAAATTTATTATTAATAATAAGATTATCTCCACGTTCAATAGCTATTGGATAACCTGTATTTATTGCATCTATGCTAATATTAGAATCACATAAACCTCTTCCTGCAATTCCATTTGTATAATTAAATTTTCCTGAATAAATACCTCTACCAACATTAGTTACTTTGGCATTTATATTAAAATTATGACATTCATTAATTGTTCTAACAAATACTATACCCTTAACAGTAGATTCTAATACAGCTTGGTATTTCCATATATAATTAATATTATTAATATTAATATTAGAACAATTGGTAAAATAAAAGAATCCATATATATAGTTTCCGATATCAGTATCTAATACTTTATCATAAATAATAGCTCCATTTCCATTAATAATATAAGAATTTATATTATCAAATTTAACAAATCCATTTTCAGCATAAACTGTATTACTACTATCAACATTATAAGTTTTATTTTCAAGTTCTATTTGAACATTATCAGCAGCAATTGTAAACAACCAATGTATAACTTTTGTATCATCTTCTGATTCAAACCATTTAGCATACGCTATTTTATTATTAATATTTCCAAGTGGAATAACATTGATAAATTTACCGTCAGTAATATGAGTTTTATTAAATGTAATTGTACCATTAGATAAAGTGCCTCCTTCAAATTTTAGCACACAATTGTCAGGAATATTAATACTAGAACCATTCAAATCATAATCATATTGAATAATATATATAGTATTACCAGTATTAATCATGTCTTGAGTAAGTATGTTCTTATTTCCTGTTATGTTTTTCCTAAGATATATTCTTCCAAGTCCACTAAATTCAGCTGGTGAGTAAGCTTTATTTTTTAGTTTGAGCTTATCATTTATAGATGTTAAGTCCTCTTCATCAGGACTATTGGTAATTTCATTGTTAACAACAAAATCACTCTTAGGTATTAACTTTATCCATGTAATACCATCATAGCTATACTCAACGGCAGTATCAGTTACTCTAAGTTGAGGAGTTAATCCATTATCACCATCTATACCATCAGTTCCTTCTGCAACAACACCAGTATCAGTAGTTCCTATCCACCAGTGTTTATTAGTACCTATAAATGGTGTGAGACCATTATCTCCCTTACTACCTTCTTCTCCTCTTGTGGGTTTACCAGTATCTTCTCCATTAATAATCCAAGTATCATGGTCACTGATTTCAGGTGGATTACTTCCACCATCACCTAGTAAATGCCATTTGCCTTCTGTGAAGTATCTTAGCTTCTTCTTATCAACCCATAATTGATTTATACCAGGAGGGTTGGCTGATTCTATTATAGTATTAAATCTTCTCATGTTGTTTAGTTATTAACCATTATACCTGCTGTCTTTAACTTATTTAGTATGTCATTGATAGTACTTACCACAGTAGTTAATTCAGCATCAGCTGCAAGTGCAGCTACTCCACTTGCTCTATTTACACCACCTAAAGTAGTAGTTGTAGCAGTAGGCAATGTGTAAAATTCTGCTGGTTTGTCTGTAATATCATTCCAGCTTACATCTCCTGCTTCACCAATAGTAATCCATTTACCATTAGTGAAGTACTTGGCTGTACTCCCATGCAACCAAATTGCATTAGTTGCTGGAGGAGTAGGTTGTTCTATAATTGAATTAAAGTGTCCCATAATTATTTACTTGTTGTATTAGTTCTTTTCCTAAGTGCTGCTCTCTTAATATCTGCATCCTCTTCATCCTTAGATTTCTGATGCTTCAATTTATCTCTTTCAAGCTTCATCTTTTCATCAAACTGTCTTATCTTCTCTTCAAGGTTAGCTCTCGCTTCTTCTGTGAATCCATCTGGTGCAATACCATCTTCTCCAATGTCAGTAGCCTTAGCCTGTGCACCAATAAGAGCAACCTGAATCTTAGTCTGATTATCCCTTACATTCTGTGCATCCTTCATTTGAAGTTCAGCTTGCTTTTGTTCCATTTGCATTTGAGCTGCTTGCTGTTGAGCTTCCAGTTCCTGTTGCTGTGCTTGAGCTTGTCTTTCCCTTATTTCCTTTTCATCCTTTTCAATCAATCTTTGCTTTTCAGCTAAACTACTTGAAGTGTACAGTTTGGTAATAGTAGAGAATGAAAGAGTCTGTGTTTGAAGTGCTGCCTGTGCAAGAGTATCAAGTTTGGATTGAAGTTCTTGAGTACCATTACTGTTATCAACAACCAGTCCATAGTCTGCTTCTGCAAATTCATCACCTTCAATTTCCATTACTCTCATTGATGTATCAGACAAGATGTATTGGAACTTCATGCTTCTACCTATAAGAGCAATCTTGGCTGTCTCAAGGAAACACTCAAGTGCTCTCTTCTTGACATCATCATGTATAGTGAATAACCATTCAGTAATATGACTTGATTGTAAGGTAGCTCTTTCTACACCACCTACAGTTTCTCTATTACTAATCTGACCCTCTCTTTGAGGACTAATACCAGCAACTTCACTCATTTCCATCTTGATGAACTCAAGCAAGTTAATCTGTTGCTGTATGTAGTTACCCATATTGGTTTCAATAATACCCTTTGAAGCATTATTCATACCACCTGCAAGTTTACCTGTTGAAGCACCAATAGTACCTTCCTTGAAGGAGTCTGTTACAGCAATATGATTAGTCTTTGCAAAGTATATCCATTTCTCAACATCCCAGTCTCTTGGAACCTTAGCAAGGTCAAGTTCAAGGATGCTACCCCAGTTAGCAGCAATAGCCTTATTCAACCTGTCATGAATAGCATCATATAAGTAATTATATGGCTTCATCATATCAACTAATGAGAAAGGTCTGCTATCATTAAGGTTATATACTGAACCTACAATACCAAAGTGGCATCTTGAAGGATTACTTAGTCTGTTATATTGAATCAATCTAGGTCTCATATTGACAAATATACCATCATGTTGGTCACCAATCATAGTGCCTTCCCATGCTTCATTTATCCAGAACCTCTGTGATTCTTCACCATTATCCTTATCAACTACATAGTTTTCAGGATAGAAGTTATATACCTCTTCACCTGTCTCTGGGTCATAAGATTTAACCTTAAGAATTGCTCTCTTAGACTTCCAGTACATTCTTAGTACTCTAAGGTTACCTGCCAAGTCATAAGGCATAAGAGAATTTGATATGGATTCACCAAACAGGTTAGCAGGGTCAAAGTAATAATTACCAGCACCAACAGTTACCTCATCAGTAAGCATGTCAGTGTTAATGAATCCATACCTTTCATCTATGTTATCCATACTATCTGTAGCAGCTTGACCTACATGGTCAGGCATTTCCTCTATATATTCTATGTCTCTCTTAGTAAGAACATCATAGTATGTGTCAATTACTCTGCCCGGAGACCAGTAATCCTCAAGGATAATTATGTCTGCATCCTCAATCTTATTGCTATAACCTGACTTGAATACCCTAATCTTTAATGGATTTATCCTCTCAATAACAGGTTCACCACCTACTATATCACATTGATAAATTTCTTCACCACATATCATGGCATCCATGAATCCTTGGTTAAATAGTAGTGGTATATTCAGTTCCTTAATATAATGATTAAGCAATTGATTAGCCCTTACTTCCTTAAGGTCTTGCCATTCATATGTATAATAGTCATTCAGTTTCTCAAGCTTTTGGTTAAACTCATCTTCAGATATTGAGTTATCCTGTATAAGTTCCTGAAGTGATTGAAGTAGTGCTTCCTTCTTATTGTTCTCAATCTCTGAAATAGCATTAGGATTAGTCACCACTACCTTAAAGTCAAACACTCTCTTGCTTTCTTCACCTCTAAGCACATTAAGTTTTGCATTCATTATAGGATAATGCTGCAATCTGTCTGGTATATATCCTGCCTCAATGCGGTCAGGGTTAATCACCATTTCCAAATCCTTCATATGTAGCTTGCCATTAAGCAAGTCATAGTTAATCTTCTTGTGGATAACTGACTTTCTTACCAAGCTGTAATTGAAGAATGTCTTTTGATTTGCCCACAGAAGACATTCCTTTCTCCATTGCTTGTTTTTCTTAGAGAAAGGAAGCATCTGTCTGGGAAAGTTTATATTATCTGCCATAGTCTTCCATGTTTAAATTTGATACAAAAGTAATCAAAGAACAGTAATAAACCAATAGATTAAGTGAATTACTCTTCTGGTGCCACATTCTTTACTAAATTTACTGATTTTTTGAACCTTGAATCATAGTTCTTCTTGAAGAAGTTGTCATTACTAAGGTCACTATCTCTATTATGATTGATAGCATTTGAGACATCACCACCTAAAGTAATCATCTTATCCTCTCTTAAGAGCATCAACATACCAAGTGATGATACCCTGTCAAAGTTACCATCAGGGTTCCACTGTGCAAGCTCTTGAAGTAGAGCCTTAGACTTGATGAACATCAGGTTTGGTACTGTCACCTCTTGTTCTTCTCCATCAACAACCTGTACAGTTACTACTGGTTTAAGCAACCAGTTTCTTATAAGAGTTCTTGCATAAGCATTAATAGGAGTAGTAGCATTAGTACCCTTAGCCTTATTACCATATAGTTGTCCTTTAACCATATCCTTATCCTTAAGGAACTCCAATGTATCTGTAAGAAGATACAGGCAATTCATCTTTGAGAAGTAACCAAACAGACCCTTCTTATTGTTCTCATAGTTCATCCTTGCACTATAGAATAAACATAATCTTCTTGATGTCTCATAGTAATCCTCAGCAAACATTGGTCTACCTGTATATTCTGCAACAACCTTGTCAGTCCATAAGTCAAGTATGAAAGTAGAGCCTAAAGACATTGTCTCTGCACTATCATCATCATAAGGGTCTTGAGATGCAATATATCTACCATTGAATGGTTTGCCATCCCTATCAAGTTCAGGCATCTTGAATATTTCAACAGCTCCTTCAAGTTTATTATCTTTGTGTGGGAAATGTCTTATGGGCTGTGCACTGGTAGGCTTAAATTCTACTTTACCATCTTTCTTTAGTTCAAGTTCACCAGCATATACACCATCATACTCATTAGGATTACCATCTATCTGATGTATTCTATCCATGATAGTAGCTACTGGAAATAAGGTACTGTCCCTTCTCATGATAGCTTCCTGTAGTGTGATTGGATTCTCTGCTTTAGTTCTTGTTAAAGCCATTGAATCTGTGGTGTTATACTTGACAAGATACCTGTCATAACATAGCTCAAGTAGTGCCTTGGTTACATCAGATATACCATCTTGATTATAACATCCTTTCCTATTTACATAAGCACCAAAGAAGAATATGGTATTATTCTTACCTTGTGCTGACTTGTCATACACATTAGGTATAGCATATATATTAAAACCTAAAGGATTGTAGATAATCTCATTAGCACCAGCAAAGTCTGCACCTTCAGAACCACCTGTACCAATAAGAATCATCTGACCAAAGACAATGTCACCTTCCTGTACTGAAGGAAGAATAACCCTATATGTGTCTGTTACTTTGGGGAAGTTACCAAACTCTTCAATTATTATTCTTGAGGACCTCTTACCCCTTAACTTATCAGGGTCATCCTTAGATGAAACACCTATAATCTCATTAAGTGTGCCTTTCTGTGTGCCAGTATCAAGGTCTACATAACCCATTTTCCATTGCATATCCTGCAATGAAGACCTAAGTCTCTTTGAAGGAAACTCTGTGTTCTGTGCTATATAGTCAATCATCTCTACAAACTTATTCAGAGTACCATCCTTTGTAAGGTATTCCTTCTGGTATGCAGTAACCATTGCCCTAACTGACTTGCTGGTATCTTCATTCTCTCCAAGTATGAATAACTTAGCAAGAATTGATGCTACAAAGTATGACTTTGAGGCACCTCTCTTTGCAATTTCAGCACAGTGATGCCCTAGCTTTCTTGCTTGGTCTATGTAATTAGACCTCCACCATATTCCTTCCCAGAACTCTGGGGTATCTACAATTCTATCTGCAATCTTAGTGCCTTTTCTAATCTTTGATTGAATGATAGGACAATAATTCAGATAGAAATACATATCACCAGTTACCCATGCTCCATCAGATTCCCTGACATAACCATACCATATTCTTCTGATTTCTTCCCTAATCCATTTACCAAACTCACTATTTGGATTAGCATTAGGTCTCAAGTTAGTCATTTTGCCATGTTTCTTGTAGAACAAAGCAACTGGTCTAAAGTAATCAGTGTCCTCAATTATAGGTGGATTTGTTAAATCTACTATAATCCTGCCTCTTTCATCTCTTGGACAGTCCTTAGCTAAAGGTCTGTTAGGACTAATAAGGTGCTGGATTAAAGGCACTGAATTAATAGCATCCATAAATTCATCCTGTACCTCTTGAGGATAACTATCCAGTTGTAAATCCTCAAAGGTGGACTGGTATTTATTCAGCTCCATAAACCAAACTTGCATAATCATTGCCTGCTACAAAGTCAAGCATCACCTTAGCTAATTCTGTACAGGCTTCTTTGTTAGTAATTTCAATCTCCTTGTCACTTGTCATCCTAGATACTTTGTTGACCTGAAGTGCTCTAACCTTAGAGGAGCCTTTCACATACCATACAACAAGACTTAGTTTCTTATAAGCCTTAAATGATTCATCAGGTAACAGACTCTTTTGTAACACAAATTGTCCACCTACTTCACTTGCCAGTTTCTCATGAAACTGATTCAATGCTTCTACTATATCTACTGCTTCCATATTAATTTATATCTAATCCATCTTCAAATAACTTCTTCTCCTGTATACCTCTAGCTCTGGAGTTTTCTTCAATTTCCTTAGCAAGGTCTTTCTCTGCTTTCCTATTAGCAGCAGCTAACTCTGGTACCATTTTAATAGTGGCAGTTACCTGATTAACAGGATAAACTGGCTTGCCCTTATCATCAACTTGTGTAAGGTCTACATTCCTAAGAAACTCTCTAATCTTATCAATAGCAACCCTATTATCCTGCAATAGAAGATATGATGTAGTTATTACATGTCTCTTATATATCTCTATTAGTTCTTCAAGCTTCTTATCTGGCTTGAAGTCCTTACCTAAACCCTCTTGTTCTATGACAGCTTTAGCCCTTTCAGCCTCATCAGTCAGGTAACCATAAGTACTTTCAGGGTCATACATGAAGTACATATAGCTTATCTGTCTAAGGAAGTTCTCCTTAGTAGCTGTTCTATCAGCATTAAGAAGTTGCCTTGCTGGTCTTATAAGTAATAGTTCATCTGCTATTACTATCTGGTAATTCTCATATCTTATAAGTTTCATAACTATGTATAAAAGAAAACCCCACCTGCTTAATGCAGGCAGGGTCTATTTTAGTTTAACTCTATCTTTGGTTTGTCTGGCATAACCAGAGTGGGATTCTCATCAAATTCCTCAACTTCTGCTACATACTTGACATCATTATCAAAGATGTACATATGAGGAACATCATCAATTTCCACTATTTCAAACTTGTAACCAACCACAGGGTTGTCCTTGATTACTCCATCTTGTAGTCCACCTTCCTTATGCTCCATTACAGCATATCTCTTAGGATTAATGAACACTGTATCACCAACTTCAATCCCCTTCACATGAGGACCAACTGCTACTACTTTCTGATATTCCTTAACTGTTCCTGTCTTAGTTGGGTCAATCATTGTAGTACCTTTGAGGTACTCTTGACCATATCTTTCCATAGTAGTAATCAACCCATTGAACATGGGCTTAATCTTCTTTATCTTTGTTATCATTCTTTAATTTCATTAATTGCTTATACCTCTGTTTAACACCTTTCCACCTACTGTATGTACAGTTTAGTTTCCCAATACTTGGGATATTGAAATTAGTTCTAAGTTCACTGAAATCTTCTTCAGTTAGGTCTTCCATTAAAGGCAAGGATGAGATAGTTTCTCTTATGAACTTCCAATAGGATTCATAAGCTAGTTTAACCACTTTAGGTGGTATTCCAAGCTCCATAGATACCTGTCTTACTGCTTCTGAGTATATCATACAAAATCAAATAGTAACATCAATTTGAAAGAACCATTCTCCTCAACCAGATTAGGTATATACCTTGGGTTGATTCTATTGTCAACAATAATCTTGTTCTTCCTTAACTTACTAAGTATGAGCTGGAAATGAGGGAGTGCCATTCCACACTCCTCTCTTATCTTGCTCTTTGTATCTTCACTCATTGTAACCTTATCAAGTATCTCACTATCTGCAATAACTTTACTAAGCTCATACCTATGTTTCACAAAGCAAGTTATAACTTCCATTTCTCTATCAGTCAGATGATGAAAAGGTTTCAGGAACTCAAACCAATATCTAAAGAACTTACCATCTATCTTGCAAGGAATCCTAACTACATTGTCTGCAACCTTGCTCATAGTATTCTCCTTATTCTTTTGGACCTTCTACAGGTGTTCCTTCTTCAGGTTTGACCATCATATCCATGAACTCTTTACCACATTCCTGCTTGAATTGTTCAGTGATATAAGGAGTAGTTGAGTTAATTATCTGCCATAACCAATCAAGTCTCTTGAAGAAGTTCTCCATATCAATCTCATTCAACTTCTTGCCCATTTCCTGATTCTGTACATATAGCTGATTAGCTATATTAGCCAGTTGTTCATAGCTTGCTTTAGCTGGTTGTTGTTGACCACAACCACAAGTACCTTCACATGCACTTTCCTGTGCATCAATCTTCATTTCTCTTTCCATTGCCTTATTTATTTAAATAATTACCACCATACTTTAAACCATACATCTTTTCCCAATCAAAGATATTGGCACTCTCTACTTCAGTACTACCACACTTATCACAATATTCAGTACCATCTTCTATCCTTATGGCAAGTGACAAGCATCTCTTACAGTAAACTACTGGTTCATTATTATACTCATTATGCTGAGTATCTTGCTCTAACTTGTCCATAAATTCTTTCTCTTAGAAGTTGTTCTTCCCTACCTGCTGTTCTCTTTCTATTATTGAAAGGTCTCTTAGGTGCTATTGTTCCCCAAGGGGTTACATGACCCCTACTTTGTGCTCTCCTTACACTCTTGAATACTTTGACAGCTTCATAAGATGCAAGGTTAATTGTTCTGCCCACATTGTATTTAGGCTCTGCCTTTACTGTTGCTCTAATAATTTTCTCTTCCATATTGCCAAATTATTTGTAATAAATCAGATATATTTGCCCTGCCATGTGGAACAATTGTACTATATCTTCCTTTTGAACTCCAAGTTCATTTGCTTGATTGACTACACTCCTCATGGTTACACCAGTGATTAGTAGCATCATTTTGTTTTCTCCCTTCATATTTCTTTCTTTTAGTGTTGCGGGGGTGGGTACCGACCCCACTTAATTAGCTTATGAGACTAATTGGATTACCTAATCTCCCCACAATTTATATTTTATATATAACTGAAAGTTTTCCCTTTCAATATCCTATATATTGTATGTTTACTTACACCAAATAATTTAGCTATTTCAATGCCTTTCATTGAGGTGCTTAACTCTCTAATCTTTCTCACTTCTTTCTCACTTAACTTACATAAAGTATGTAATCCATTCCTAGTTCTATCTTGGTGAATTACTTTCATCTTAGTAACAGGATGTCTAGCAGCACCAATGTTACATCTCAAATGAGAGAATGCTATATTATCCAAACTAAAGAATAGCTCTTTAGGGTTATCAGAGTCTAGATATGGAACTTTATGTTCTATAGATAGTTCATCTTCATTTTCAATGACTCTACCGCATTGGTAGCATATATTCTTACCAGTTTCCTTTAAGAGACTAAATAGTATACTTTTTCTAAGTTTAGCACTTGCTGTACCTAAAGGCATTCCAAGTTGCTCTTGTTTCTTCTTTAAACTATTATCCATAACTTTATCCTTCGATAGTTGTTATAATTGAGTAGATAATCAGACTTGAACTGACCCCTTGACATTGGCAATGTCATGTGCTGACCACTAACACCATACCTACATTTGAGTGGATTTGGATTGTAGTACCACTCATTTCCAGTTTACCCTTTGCTGGAACTCTCCTTCATGCTTCTATCTTAATATAGCTCTTTTTCATTTAGCCTCCGCAGGACTAGTGGGTGGCAGCTCACCTAATAGACTCTATAAGCCAAGGAGTGTTAGCCTCACTGAATAGAGTGACAGCTACTAACTTGTTGAGGAAAGGCACAGAATCGAACTGTGATTTCATGATTACAAATCAAGTGTAATAACCATTATACTACCAATCCATTAGCTGGTGACTCAGAAGGGACTCGAACCCTTACTTTATAGGGTTTAAACCTGTTGTGTCTTCATCAGTTGCACCACTGAGCCATTATTCAGTTAGCCTAAACCTATAGATGTAAATCACTATATTATTGATAAAAGTCTCTGTTTCAGACTTAATACCAGCATACATAGCACTTGTTGGTAAACTGTTGTAGAACTCTATGGTCTTATTCTTAATGTATTCCATTAACTCTGCTGTTGATGAAGCATTAAAAGCTATACCATGTACTGTATTAAAGTCAAAGGAAATACCTGTAATACCAGTGGCACTTTCTGCCACAGTATCTTGGAAATCTCCAACTACTTCTACAAAGTCATCAAGGTATAAGTGTGCTCCTCTCTTGTCCCTATTAGGTAACTTGAGTGATGCCCAATGTACATTCTTTATCTGTGTCTTAATACCTTCAAGTACATTCACAAAGTGAAGGAAGATATTGAACTCATTACTTGTTGGGGCTTCTACACTTATATCATCTATTGGTGTTAACAAACCCCCTCTTAAAAAAGGTTCCATGTTGTCATTATTATTATGTTTGCATAGGTATGTATAATAGTTGAACTATGCAAACTTATTCAAATAAAATATGTTAATTGTGAGGGATAAGAGAGTCGAACTCTTAGAAGCATTTCTGCTTATGGAGCCTAAATCCATTGTGTCTCAACCAGTTGTGCCAATCCCCCTTGTATTACAATAATCATGTGCTTGCATATGACAATTTGCACATAATATTTGTAGATTACTTATGTCATTATTATAATGATTAAAGTCAATATGATGCAGTTCTAATGGTATTGGTCTGTCCATCCATTCACTTAGACCACAACATTCACATTTAAATTCCTTAATATCATCATCTATCAGTCTGTTCCTCTTAGCAGAATTAGAAGCATTGCTATGTATAAACTCTAATGCTGGCTTTCTCTTAGGGTCAGTCTTTCTTCCTTTGCCACCTTGATTACCATGATATTCAATACCTAGTTTTCTTAAATACCTTTCTAAAGTAGGCATCTTACAATCTAACTCTCTGGCTATTTCTACTTTTGAGTAGTTATCTGAGATGTATGATAATATTTCATCTCTTCTACCTAATATATCTAGTCTTGCTTTCATATAAAAATCTAGTGTGTCTTAACCATTCCACCAAGGGGGTATAATGTGGGAACTCTAAGAATTGAACTTAAGCCTTGGGTTTTTCAGACCCACGTGCAATAACCACCTACATCAAGTACCCATTAAAATGTTGAAGTAGAGGGAATCGAACCCCCAGTCCCATAGGGAAAAGATTTACAGTCTTTGCGGCTACCAATTACCGGTTATACTTCAATGTGTTCCCCCATGAGGAATCGAACCTCACCTCATTGATTAAAAGTCAATTGCCTACACCTGTCTGCTATAGGGGAATAAACCTGCCAAGGTTAATGTGTTCCCACAAGGACTTGAACCTTGAGTCCCCTGTTTAAGAGACAGGTGCTTTAACCAATTCAGCTATAGGAACTTATGCTTTCTTTATAGCATTAAGAAGGTCCACAAGACCTAACTCAGCAGTAATAGTACCTGCTATATCTGCTAAATAGTTTCTAAGGAACTCTTTGCTTTCACTCTTAAAGAGCCTTGATTCAACTAATAGTAACTCTCTGTATATTGTAACTTGGTTCCTATTAATTATCTCCTGATTCTTCAGTATCTTATCTAATTTATCTTCCATAGACTCCAGTATTGGATTTGAACCAATATACCATAGTTTTGCAGACTAGGACCTCAACCATTCAGACAACTGGAGATAGTACTCACAAAGGGATTTGAACCCCTGACCTTGAATGTATAAGATTCCTGCTCTAACCTGCTGAGCTATGTGAGTATAAAGGGTGTAGCAGGGAGTTGAACCCTATCCTCTGGAGCCACAATCCAGTGCTTTACCTTTAAGCTAACTACACAGTGTGCAAGTAAGGACTTGAACCTTCATTACCACCTTATCAGAGTGGTTTCCTAACCAATTAGAAGACATGCACATTAATAGCTGAGCAGGCAAGACTTGAACTCACAACAACTAGTTTTGGAGACTAGGGTTCTACCTATTGAACTACTGCCCAGTATAACTTCTATTACTAGCATCTGAAGGATTAATAACAGCCATGTTAACATGGACTCTATCCACATGTTCTGTTTCCTTTTGTTCATATTCAATGGTAAACATTGTCTCCATTTCATTAAACTTGTCCCTCTTCTGCTTCAATTCTTTCTCCAAGTCTCTAACTAATTGCCTTGCTGAGGTCAACTGGTCATCTGTTTCCAATATATCCTTGTACATATTGATAATGTCCTGTTCAGCTTCTGGCTTAAAGAGATGTGGATACTTGAAATGTATCTTCTTAATTCTACTTCTATCTTCTACTTGTACAATCATAACTCTTCCAATTTAACTGCGGGCTTGGTAGGACTCGAACCTACTATCTTGGGATTAACAGTCCCCAGCTGTATACCACTTAAGCTTCAAACCCTTATGTTGCTCCTATTAGAATTGAACTAATGACCTTCACTGTGTAAGAGTGCTATTCTCAACCACTGAACTAAGGAGCAATGTGCCAGTATTAAGGTTACTGGCAACCTGTCTAAAACATTATGAAAACATGAAAACAAAGTGGATACATGTGGGACTTGAACCCCAATTCCATCTTGCAAGGATGGTGTGTTAGCCATTTACACTTTATGACCCTTGGTATGGACTTTTAGCAGGTAGTCCCTAAGACCTCTTAGGTTAACTCTCCAATTTGACATATAACCCACAATGACATTCATCTTTTTCTCTGTAATCACTACATGGACAATGTTTGTCTTCTCCTTCATTATGGCAAGGACATTCACCACCATTAATCTCACATCTCTTAAGGATAGCATTCACTACCTTATCATTAGGATTTAATACCCAACCTTCTTTCCTTAATATCTGTATCATAGAGGAAGCATGAGGTCCTGACCCCCAATCACTTTTTACATGACCAATCTGTTTTCAAGACAGTTCCCACACCTTGTGAGTTATACTTCCATTCCTGCCTAATTGACGCTTCAACTAGGACTTTAGATGTCGCAGTCTATGAGGGAATTGAACCCTGTTCTCTGCATTGACAGTGCAGCACTTTAACCATTAAGCTACATAGACTAAATGAAGTGAGTAGGGGATTTGAACCCCTAGCACTTGCCTTAGAAGAGCAATGTTCTAATCCATTGAACTAAGGGAGCATTATGTTACCCCTACCAGACTTGAACTGAGACTATGACATCCAAAATGTCATGTGCTAACCAATTACACCAAGGGGCAATAAACTTATCAACTGAATGATGCTGCAAAGGTAAGTAAAATAATTGAGATATGCAAATCTTTCCTTATTTAAATGATATATTTAACACATACTAACTCTTCACATGATTCAATGTTGACCTTAAGTGATTAAGGTCTTTAATGTTGATAGGAGAATAACCACCTAACTTGTTAGCCCATTTCTCTGTGTAGAATGAGAAGTAGTCATACTCTTTACCCATAAAAGTAATCAGTCTGTCATACAAGTTATTCAGCAATGAAGGTACTACTATAATAGGTATATACAAAGGACCTAGTATCTCTGATTGCCTACAATGACCTAACTCATGGTCTATTACTCTCTCATTACTAAAAGGAGTAAGGAACATGTAATCACCTAATGCAAATGAGGACAATGCTGCCTTACATACAATGATGTAATTACCCCTATACTTACCCCCATAGTATGACCAGTGCCCTAATATGTTATAAAGCAAGAGTGCTATTAAGTTCTGTGGAAGTTGCCATAGCCACAGTGCTATCCTTTTAATCAAATCCTTCATGTTCTTGTTTCTTAGATATAGTTTTTCCCTAGCTGGTTTTGATGCCAGTTGTAAGATTTACCTTACTAGTTAAACATACACTTCACTTGCCCCGTTCTTGGAATACCCCTATAGTATGATTTACCTGTGCCTTTTCCCATGTAAGTAGGCTCATACAAACAAGCTTATAGTATGTCAATTTTTAGTAGTATCGGGGACATCTTATCCTTATTTAGGACTACCACCCAACTTCTGCTCTGGTACTCTTTTAACCCTCCCAGAGGTGACACAGACTTACACTCTGTGCTACTGGGGGACAAAGATAAGTAAAATAAATGACATATCCAAATATTTAACGAAGTTTAACTTGCATATTATGTATCCATTATTATTTTAAATTTTTTTTAATTTTAAAGTGGCTGTATTTACATGAGTGGGGTATAAGTCACCCTTACTCCTCCCCCTTACCTTAGCCTTGGGATATTCCCCCGGCACAATTATTAAACCATACTATCATGATTGATTTTAGCAAATATGTTGCACAGAGCAACAGTGATTCCAATTTCCTGAACACAGTGACTGTAGAAGAAGTGAAGAAATCTCAAGGTGATGCTCCATTGAGAGTTATCCCAAGCCCCAACAAACAGGGCAAGTTCTTCTTTGCATGTGGCAACATTGTTGGCTATGTAGCTGACAAATTAGCAGCCAAAATGGTAGCTAAGCAGCCATTTGAGACTGTTGTTGTCTCTGAAGTCAGAACTAAGGAAGGCAAGACATTACTGACCTTGCATGAACAAGGGACTAACAATAATGTGATTGCTGCATTCTAGGAGTATAATAGGAGGGGGTCTAACCCCCTACCTTTTTTTTTGCCCATTACAGTTGAAGCACTATTTCATCATTCATACACCAAATGAATGACATTTATTACTCTTCAGCATCTACTCCAATGTACCACTTAGATAGACAACTAATGAACAATAGTAGTCATTTGTCATTGAACACAAGCCATTAAATTGCATTAAACAAGAACTAGTATACCAATAAAATAAGATAATAAAGGCATTGTTTCAGCTTAGTATGTACAAATAGTGGTTGACAATAGTATCAAGCTATCCAAAAAATGTGTATTAGATATAGTGTGTTAAACATCAAAGTTAGTATATGAGGTAAACCATCTGATACATCAAAAAGTAGAAAGCAGCATCGAGCTAATTTGGTTGAGAAGATACCTAATGTGAACATATAGCATTGCAACAAGTCTTTATATAAACTATAGGATAATTAGCTCAATTGGTTAGAGCATCCTTGCAGAGTAAAGGAAGATTAGGAGTTCAAGTCTCCTATTAGCCTCAAAACATTAACCCATTAATACATTAATCACATGGTAACAGTAGCAATAGCAACAGGTTTAACATCATATATACCTATGATGTATGCAGATAACATTGAACAAGGTTTGCAAGTATGTAGACTTCTTAAGGAAATAGAACCAAAGGAAGTATATACAGTAGTATCATCAGCTGATCCTTCACTAAACTTAGAACACATTAAAGATTATAGTTAGAAGGAGGAATTAGTATGAGAAGGAGACTAAACAGAGTAGCTGTTGCTAGTAGCAGCAACTACTCATCATCAAGAAGAGCACACATTGATTACTTAACAGAACAACACAACAATAACAGTGTTGCTTTACTTGCAATATTAAGTAAACCAAAAGTAATTAATGATTTACAACAATTTGAGTTACACATACAACAAGAGATTAAATCCTTTAGAGAAAGGAGACAAGCATGAAAACTATGCAAGATTTCAAGCAAGAACATCTCACTAAGGAGTATGCTAAACTCAAAGGATTACTCAAAGGAAAGATAAACAAATAACATACTAACAGGAGCATTTATCATAGGCAAAAATTGAAGTATAACCTTGATTGATAATCAGCACATCATTGCTCCTGTTAGTTCTTTAAACCCAATAACAAATGAAAGCAATAAGATTAATGTTATGGTTATCACTGATAGGTGTTACCATGATGACAACAATAGTATCATGCAAGGTTCAATCACAGCATGAGACACAGCAAGAAGACAAACAAGATGGTTTAGTATGGGAGAGTGCATCATTCTTCCCATACTATATTATCACAATGAAAGAGTCACACAATAGTCTTGGTGAATCTTGCTACTGGCTCATTTATGATGACCTTGATGCAGGTTTTGACAATGAAGTTGTATCAATGGATGAAGAAACATATCATATAATACATGATATGTGGAAGACATCCATGAGATGCAACTCATATTGTGCTAACCAATATAATGCTGACCTACTAAGGACGATAAAGGATTATGAACCAATCATCTATAACAATAATGGTACAGCAGTCATATTACTAAGTGATAAAGATTAATTTATGTGGTTAATATTAAGGGGTAGGACAAGTAGTATGTGAATATAGCTTGTCCTTTTTATTTAATCATTTAAGACAACATAATAAAGTGCCAAAACTGACTATATTCAGTATAAATGGAGTTGCTACCACTAGTACATTTAATAATAATAATATGGAAACAAGAACAGTTAAAGTATCAATTGAGCAAGCAAGATGCTGGTTTAATAGCAACAATCAAGCACTGAAAGAACTGGCATTAACAGTATATTCAGAGTAGGAGTTAACACTCTCTTATGAGTCTATCAAGTTGCAGTTAGGTGATAATAATCTAACTACAGTTTGTACAACAGTTCCTTACGAAGAACATGACAAATTTGATGTCAATGCCAAATTATGTTTAATGGCTAAATACTTCAATGGGGATTGGAAGAGAACTCCATATAACAAAGGTTACTTCATTGGTCAATCAAAACAAGGATTTACCACAAGTAGAGACATGGGTAACAGTCTTGGCATCTGTGTACATGAGACTGTAGTATATGCAGGTATTGTGTACCTCAAGGATGAAAAGAGTACTATCAAGGCATTCAAGATGTTGACAGAGCTTGATAAAGAGATTCTTTTCGGTTAAACATAATATAAAGAACTTGTATTTTAATAGTTTTAAGCATTTAATGGTTTTAAGTAGCATAGTCTGTGAAGATAGTGCTACTAAATGTCTCCATAGTTCAGTGGATAGAACAAGAGTTTCCTAAACTCTAGACACTGGTTCAAGTCCAGTTGGAGATACTATTATTAATCCTTTAATAAATTAATCATCATGACTAGAAACAAATTTACATTAGAGGAAGATGCTCTGATTGTTAACAGAATCAGCAGGAATCCTTATAATCTTAAAGCAAGATTTGAGGAAATAGCTGATGAATTAGGCACACATTCAGCTGTATCTGTTCAGAGAAGATATTATAAGCAACTCAAGACAGTATGCTTTGTATCTATTGGAACTGACTCTCATTTGGTTAATAGAAAAATAACCAGAGGTGGAGCTAAAGCTACTAAAACTAGTCCTGTTCCTAACAAGGAAGCTAAGTGGAAGAGAGTAATAAGGATAATATTTAATCTTGATTAATGACAAGAGATGAGTATATCAAAGCAATAAGACTGTGTGCCTATGGTCACCATAAGGTAAGACAGAACAAATATGGAGTATGTTTGTGTGTAAGATGTAGATTACTTATTAACAGTACTCTTGCATTTGAGCCACTTAAAGAAACTGATAAAATGATAGTCAAATGGAAGAACAACTAGTATCTCTGAAAGTAGCTAAGCTATTGGAAGAACACAACTTCTGTAATGGTAGTTCTCACTATTACAGTAACATTTTCTCTGAACAGTTACATAAGAATGATGATGATGGAGTTCTCTATCTTAATGGTTTGGATGTAAACTATATTGAAGCATCCACTCAATCATTAGCACAGAGGTGGTTAAGGGATAAACATGATTTCTTTGTGCTTGTAGAGCTTGACTCTATAGGACTATATCCTCATATATATAATGGTAAACTAGATTACAAAGGTGACCACTATCTATCATATGAGAGTGCACTTGAAGAAGGATTATTAATGGCATTAAGATATTTATAATTATGGAAAACAAGGCATGTGTTATTATTCCTCTTAAAGAGTATAATGCTCTTAAGGAGTATAATGCTCTTAAGGAGAGAATCAAAGAACTTGAAAGAGACCATCCTGATATTTCTATAGAATGGGGGTATTCACATGAAAGATATGGATACTTCTATTCTAACAGAGGCAAGCTTCTCTTATCAGAAGGGTTATATTCTCAAATAAGGAGAATCTGTGCTCTAATCAATAAAGAAATGAGTGCTAAAATGGATGAAAGAGAAGAAAAACTCTGTAAGAAATCAGAAATGATTGAGAGAAACACCAAGCTAGATATTATAGATAGAATATCTTGTTTACCTTGGTATAAAAGACTATGGTTTAAACCTGAATATATTAAATAATGAAAGTATTACAGAAAAGAAAAGGAGTTGTATTCATGCTGATAGCTGAATGCAAAGGTAGCAAACTTAAAATGTGGAAATAAATGGAACTGATAACTGTATTAATTGAGTTTATCCTGTTAGGTATAGCAGGTGGACTATTAGGTATATTCTACAGGAATTGCCTTAAGCCTAGAGGTATGATATTCAACTGGCTATACTATGGAATACTCAAACCTTGGGCTGAATATTATGAGGATATGGAAGAAAGAGGTTACATTATTGAGAAATCATTTGGTAGAAGTCTCTTAGCATTCATTGCATATCCTTTAGGTTATTGTGTCTATTGTAGTACTACATGGATTACATTCTTATTGTGTGCTATATACTTGTCAAGTTGGGAGGAATTACCAAGTTGGCAAACTGTAGTAATTGGTACATTATTATCTACAGGTATACAACATATAATTATATTATGTTCATGCAGGTGGATTATACATAATCATCCAGACCATTTATAATATGGAAAAGAGACCAGATGATGTTATACTCACAGCAACATGTATGCTTATATGTGCTGTAGTTATAGTGTGTGATAGTATATTTAACTGCTCTTGCAATTTCAAAGATATAGTATGGAAGAAGAAAAACCCGGCTGTGCAATAGCAGTAGCCTTTATTCTCATTATCCTTATGATAATTGTATGTCTTGTTGAATGTGGGAGACAGTTATTAAATTAGGCTAAAGTCATTCATTTGTTTGCATATATCAGATGAATGACTTACCTTTGCATTGTTAAATTTTAAAGATAAAAAAGAACTATGAGTAAGTTAAATCCGTCACTTAAACCTACACCTAAAGTTGTAGATGAAAGACTGGCTGGTGGTTCAGGTTCATTTGCTGCAAGACAGTTAAACATTGCTTTACTTAGGAGAGCTGTATTAGCTAATCTCTTATGGGAAGATGTAGCATATGTTGATGGTGCCAGAGTAGCAGAAGAAATCAAGAGATTGATACCATTATGTAATGCTCAAGATGTGTATAACATAGCACTTGAAGCAAGATTGATAAGCAAACTAAGACATACTCCTCTGTTCATTGCAGTTGAGATGTGTAAGTATCCTGAACACAAGATGTTTGTCAAAGACTTGTTACCTAGAATCATAACTAGAGCAGATATGTTGACTGATTTCCTTGCATTGTATTGGAAGGAAGGAAAGAAACCAATCTGTAATCAAGCTAAGAAAGGTCTGGCAGAAGCATTTCATAATTTTAATGAGTACAAACTGGCTAAATATGACAGAGATAGTGCTATTAAATTAAGGGATGTATTATTCCTGACTCATGCTAAAGCAAGAAATGAGTATGAGACCAAGCTATTTGAAAAGGTAGCTACAAGAACTCTTACACCACCTGAAACATGGGAAGTATTGCTTTCAACAGGCAAAGACAAGAAACAAGCTTGGCAAATGCTGATTGAGAATCAAAAGATTAGTGGACTTGCAATGTTGAGGAACATAGCAAATATGAAGAGAGCTGATGTTGATAGAAGAACTATTCAACAGGGCTTGAAGAACCTCAAGTCAAGTATGCTATTACCTCTTGATTTCCTTAAGACAGCAAGGATGAATCCTGAATTTGAGAGAGATATTGAAGATAGTATGCTGGCATCTTATGCTAATTTACCTAAGTTACCCGGCAAGACTTTATTCATTGTTGATGTATCAGGCTCAATGAGTGCACCAATGTCAAGTAAATCAGACTTTACAAGATATGATGCTGCTTGTGCAATGGCTATGTTGGCAGTCAATCAGTGTGAGGACTATGAAATAGTAACTACAGCTGGTAATGATGACAGAAGAGAAGGAGCACATGAACATATCAAATATCCTCAAAAGGGATTTGGTATTATCCAGCAAATCAAAGATACTAATAAAAGAATTGGTGGTGGTGGTATATTCACCAGACAATGTCTTAATTGGTGTAAGTCTCATGTAGGCAAAGAGTTTGATAGAATCATTGTATTCAGTGACTCACAAGATTGTGACCATCCCACTCTTAGGATACCAGAACCTTATGGTACATACAATTACATTTGTGATGTAAGTGCTAACACAAAGGGGGTAAACTATAGAGGTAAATGGACAGCTGAAATCAGTGGTTTTTCAGAACATTTCCTAACTTATATTGCTGCCTTAGAAGGCATTGAGAATAAGTTTGAGGAACAATAAATATAAGCAAAGTGATGAAATGAGACTCTCTAAAGCCAGAGTACATACTAAAGCTTATAAAGAATGGGTTCGAGTCCCTGTTCACATACAAAGTACCATTAGTGTGCAACAGAGTTACTTCAATATGGGTTTTGTATAAGACTCTGTTATCTGTTCTATGGTACTTATTTGGGGATATAGCTCAGTCAGGTAGAGCACGTATTACTCTGTTAAATGTTCTCTTGTATCATATACAAGTAGTGATGAATAGAGTTACTTCAGCCTTTTAAGCTCGTGGTCATAGGTTCAAATCCTGTTATCCCCACTATTTTCCTTATCCATCTTAAAGTAAGCAAAGATGTATCCCACTAGGAGAGTCAGAGTAAAGTATCATTCACTGAATGAGAAATACCAGAACTAGGAATGTGCATGTACTATCAAGAGTAGCTGAAAACAAGTCAATGTTACAAGGAGGTCATGTGGTGTATGGAGTACACATGAACTATAGTGTCTAGGGCATGATTTAATAATGATAGAATCAATAGTTGACACTTCATTTGACAGCTGGAAAGACAGCAAAAACAAGGGGGTGTGATGCAATAAACACAACACTCTTACAAATGTTCTCTGGTAAAACAGTAGTGGTTAGTAAGAGTTACTTCGGTTGACACAATAGTCTTGTAAAACTATCTTATAAAGGTTTGAGTCCTTTCACCCCCACAAAAATAGAAGTTAGTGATATATAGTGGTTACTTCATAATATAACAGACTGACCAGTGGTAAACAATACCCACTATGAATGTTCTACTTCTATTTTTCTCATTTAAAAGTATTCCATTTTTTAAGCTATCATTCAGCAATGAGTGGTAGCTTTTTTTTGTACACATTGTTTAACTTAATATAAATAGTAATGGAAAAGAAAGATGATGGTCTGGATATCTTTAGAGAGATGAAGGACACACTAGGAGTTGGTAAACACTTTGAAGATGAAGTCATTGATGCCTTTGAAAAGTCTCTTGACATCATGGAAAAGAGTGACTCTAAATTCAAAGGTGTTAAGGAAGCATACACCAATACCTTGATTGAAATCATGAAAGCACCTCAAGAAGCACAAGGATTAATCCTTATAGCCTTGATGCACAAGTGTCTTCATGTTGATGAAGTTCCTCAAATCATTGAGCAGGAGAAGGAGTTCATGACAATGTACACCCTTGATAAACTTTCAAAGAGTGATAATCCTATTGCCAAACTGACTATGATGACTCTTAAGGCAGGAAGTGGTAAAGAATAACTATGAGTGAAATAAAGGTGAACCTAAGCATTATTCTCAAAGGTAGAGTAATGCTTAGTGAGCAGGATGCCAAGGCTCAAAATGCATATAATAGCTTCAATGTTGAGGTATCTGATGCAAAAGGCAAAAACAAAGAGGTGGTCACTGTGAGTGTCAGGCAAATGCAGAACATCAAACAGTCTATTAACCTTACAAAGGATGCTTATCTCTGGATGATAGATGACAGAAGCAATGTTGATGTAAAGGTTAGAGGCCGTCAATGGAAAGCAATGAATGCCAAGATGAGACTTGAAGCTCATTTAAGGAGAATCACAGAACACTTTGGTGGTCAAGGCTTTACTTATAATGTATTAGAGGACTAACTAAATCAGTTGTGTTATGCTAAGTACATTATATATTAGAGCTATAGTAGGTGTGTCAGTCATTATATGGCTAATCATCACCTACATCAGGTATCACCCCAGTATCAGTATTGTTAAATCATACAATAGATACTTAGTGTTGTTATGGTATAATAAGTACCATTGGGATAATTTATTCCAAGAAAGAGTGTACATTAAATTATTCAGCATATGATAGAGTTCAAAGAAAGAGGTAGAGGTACCAAATGGCATCACAGAACCCCTAGAGCTAGAATTAACAGACTAAGTGGTGACAGAGTGGCATACAAAGAGGCTAATTGGTTCAAGAACAACTGGAAAGATGACAGGGTTAAATGGGCATTTAATGGTATTGAAAGATTCCTTAAGGTCAACATTGGCAGACCTGTAAACAAAGTCTTTTCAGAGTTCCTTGAGAGATGTGATAAATCAACAAAGTCTTATAACTTGAAGAAGATATTCTATGACCATATAAAGGAGAAAGATGAAATTACTTGGTATGGTGGATTCTATGTGACAAATGGAATACTCAACTACAAGAAGAGAACCTCAAGACCTAAGTCTTGTGAACCACTATCAGGATACATTAACACAGAGGAATATAACAGGAATAATATGCCTGTATTGAAACCTATATGTGAACTTGCTGATGAAACACACAAGAAGCAACTAGTGGGTACATTATACTATAATTATAGTAGAGGACCAAAGCTAGTATATCTTATAAGGAAAGAAGACTGGTTTGATATTGGTAATAGAGTCTCACTCAAATACAAACCATGTACTATTTCCGGTATTGGAGATTCAGTAATCAAAAGTATGTATGTGGGGATAGCTAAGTCTAATGTTATTGTATACAGTCCTCATCATTCATGGTGTGTAGATGCCTCAAAAGATTCAAGAAGTAACTATTTATTCATAACTAAGAAAGCATGAGTAACTTTATTAAAGTATCAGTATGGTTCATATTATTTATAGTAGTAAGCTCAGTTGGTTTTAGCATGTTGAATGCAGCTAATACCATAGAGAATATTATTGGATTTATTATCATGGTATATACTATAGCTGTGACAATAAATACAAGGTTTTTAACAACAATTAAATTTAAAAGAAAACATGAAGAGTAAATTTGTAAAAGACTTGCTTGCAGCCTTTATGGTGATGACAACAGTGCTGTTATCATCTTGTGAGAGAATTGATGCAGGTTGTGAAGGTATCAAAGTGAACCTTTATGGTGATGACAAGGGTGTTGGTGATATTGCTTTGGTTACAGGTAGAGTATTCTACAATCCTGTTACTACAGCTATCTATGAGTATGAAACTTATGTGAAAACTGTAGATTATCCACCATTTACAATCAATGCCAAAGATGGTTCAGAGTTCACTGTAGACCCTACTATATCATTGAAATTAGTTGATGGGAAGTCCCCGGAGGTATTCAAGAAATATAGAAAGGAACTGAGTGAAGTTATTGAAGGAACTCTATTCAACTATGTAAGGGATGCCTTTAGGATACAATTGAATAACTTCACCACTGATTATATTGTAAGTAATAGGGATAGTATAGAAAGAGCAATTGAGACTCATTTGTCAGCAGCATTACTTAAAGAAAACTTCCAACTTGAGCAATTAACTTCTGGACTCAAATATCCTCAAACTATTGTAGATGCTGTAAATGCTAAGAACAAGGCTGTACAGGATGCAATGAAAGTAGAGAATGAAATCAGGGTAGCAGAAGCACAAGCCAAGAAACTTATTGTAGCTGCTGAAGCTGAATATAAAGCTAATGAGCTTAAGACTAAAGCTCTTACTCCTGCTATTCTTGAGCAAATGTGGATTGATAAATGGGATGGGAAACTTCCTATATATGGTCAGGTTCCTACATTGTTTAAGAATATAGGACAGTAACTATGTTTTGGTTTATTAGTTTCTTAATCAGTGTACTCATATTGGGTACACTGTTGTTCTTTTCATATCCTCAAAAGAGAGTCAGAAAGACTTCACATGACTATTGGAGATATTCACCTTGGATGGATACAGAAGAAGGAAGGATTAAAGTACCTTTGTGGATGGTTATTGTAACTGTTCTTGTGTCTATCATTCCTGTTGTAAACCTCATACTTACAATAGCAGTTATTATTGTTTATTGTACACAATATAGTGGCACTAGTGGTAGTGAGGGATATGATTTAGAAGAAGAAAGAATGGTGTTAAGAGCACCTTATCTTCAATGGTTTAAATGGTTAAATAAAGAAATATAATGACAGAATTAGAAGAAAACAAGCATGGAGTCTTTAAACAAGACTTAATGAGAACATTCAGACAACTCAAAGAGAGTAGAGCTGAAAGTGTATCAGAAGATGTAGAAATCATCTACAAGAGAGAAATTGAAGACTTATGTCATAAGATTCGTAACTTTGACAGAGACAGAGAGAAAGAGAAGAGGTATTCTCCCAGAAACACATGAGTGAGGAAATGAACATTAAGGATAAGGTAAGAGAAGCAAGGGATAGTGAAGAACATCCTAATAGTTTCCCTATAATCATTGCCCTTGATGTTACAGGTAGTATGGGTAGAATCCCTTATGAGCTTATTACAGAAGGGTTTCCTAAACTGATGAAGAAGATTATGGATGAAGGTGTACAAGACCTTCAAGTCTGCTTTGTTGGTATTGGTGACCATTATACTGATAGAGCACCTATTCAGGTAGGACAATTTGAATCATCAGATGAACTGCTTGATAAGTGGCTCAAGCTCATTTGGCTTGAAGGAAGAGGTGGTGGAAATAATGGTGAATCATATTCACTTGCATGGTATTTTGGTGCCTTTCATACTGCCATTGATTCCTTGAAGAGAGGCAAAAGAGGTGTACTTATTACTATTGGTGATGAACCTATTCATGGTGCAATTGGTGCATCAAGCATTAAGCAATTGTTTGGTGAAACTCCTGAAGCTGATGTAGCAAGTTCAAGCATACTTAAAGCTGCACAGGAATCATGGGATGTATACCATATCAACCTGAATGACCATAGTGGTGGTAGACCCTCTGTGAAACTAGGTCTTGAGGATTACTTGGGAGACCATGTAATTCATACAGAAGACAGCACTGGAAAAGAAATACCTGAAATCATATCAGGTATTGTGCTAAAGTCCTACTATGCAAACAAGGTTAAACCAGCAGAGCAAGTAGGTACCAAAAGTGAAAGTGAAACTATAACTCATTTGAGATAGAATGGAAGTAAAGATTGTACTGGGTTATGCTTTTGGAGATGAAGGTAAGGGCATGACAGTTCAATGGCTATGTAAGAAAGCTATTGAAGAAGGAAAAAGTGTTGCAGTTGTAAGGTTTAGTGGTGGACCACAAGCAGGACATACAGTAGTTAATGAAGGCATTAAACATATATGTTCATCCTTTGGTTCTGGTGTATTACTTGGTGTGCCCACATACTATACTGATGATGTATTCATTGACCCAATTGCATTATACAATGAGAGGAAAGTCCTTCAAAAGAAGGGCATCAAAGAAACTCTTGTTTATGCTTCAATGTTTAACAGAGTCATTACACCTTATGATGTATTTGCAGGCAGAGAGGACAACAAAGTCTTATCTGATGGTACTTGTGGTATGGGCATATATCCTACATTCAAGAGATACAATGAAGGCAATGGCTATGGTGCATGGGTTATGGATAAGTATGAACATATTAAGAAGGTAAGAGAATATTATGAAGTTGAAGAAGATACATCATTTGAAGAACAGTTTATATACTGTGCCAAGTGTGTCTCATTCAATCAAAGCAACTTAAGTTTGTATGATGTTCTCATATTTGAAGGCTCACAAGGTCTCTTACTTGATATGGACTGTGGTTTCTATCCTCATGTGACTCCTTCAAGAGTTGGTCTCAATGGTGTACCAAAGAAGTATCTTAAAGATGCAGAGGTGTACCTTGTGACCAGAAGTTACCTTACCAGACATGGAAATGGGTATGAACCCAAGTATAAACTTGAAGCCAACCTTGAGAAATTCAAGGAATCAAATACCTTTAATGAGTTTCAACTTGACTTCAAAGTAGGATGCTTGGAGACAGGATTACTCCGCAGAGCTGCTGAAAGACACAGACTTGATAACTACAAATTGATGTACAATCTAAAGTACAACCTTGTGGTTACTCATACTGATGTCATAGTGGATAGTGGAAGATTTGACTATATGGGAGGAGATTTATTTGACTATGTAGTTAAGCCAACACATGAGACCATAGCAACAACTGTTGATGAGTATACAGACCTGTCATATGACAGAGTATTCTACAATGACAGCCAAGAGTCTAATTTAAAACAAGTGAGATGAAACATATTATAACAGGTCTGACTTGTGCTATACTTCTTTCAGTGAATGCCTATTGTTCATGGGTGATTCACAAGAAGATAGCACAGCTGGAGCATCCACCAAAAGTGGAGTGCATTAAGTTAGAGCAACCAGAGTTCTTAATGTCAGATAATCCTGAAAAGGATTTACCTAAAGTTCTTAATTATTATGGTGTCATGTACCCGGACATAGTGAGAGCACAGGCTATTCTTGAAACAGGACACTTTAGGTCCAAAGTGTTCAAGGAATATAATAACCTGTTTGGTTTATATGACAGTAAGAATAAGGACTACTTTAAGTTCAATCATTGGACAGAGAGTGTGGTTGCTTATCTTAACTGCATACAATATAGATATAAGCCCCCGAATAACTACTATCAATTCCTTGAAGAGATAGGGTATGCAGAGGACCCAAACTATATTAGTAAAGTAAAAACATTAGTAAATGGGATAAACAATGACAAAGGATGATGTACAAAATGAAGCTGTAGAACTAATGAAAGAACATAGAAGAGTCATGCTCCAATGGTGTACAGGCTTAGGTAAAAGTAAGGCAGCAATTGATATATTGAAGCACTTATTCCTTGAATATATTAGTCTTGAAACCAGACATGGGACTCCATTCAAAGTACTCCTTATTGTAGCTGAAACAGCACATAAGAAGAACTGGAAGGAGGAGTTCACTAAGTGGAAAGTTGAGGATTATATATGGGATAAAATGGTTTCAGTAGACACTTATGCTTCACTCAAGAATCATAGGCATGAGCATTATGACTTAATCATATTAGATGAAGGTCATCACTCAAATTCAGACCTAAGGCTTGATATACTTGAGGATATAACCTGTGACAATGTTCTTGTACTTTCAGCTACATTACCTACTAATACAATCCTTGAATTGAACAGAATATTTGGCAAGTTTGTAAGCTTCAAAGTCAGTATGCAACAAGCAATTGACTGGGGCATACTTCCTAAACCAAAGATTTATCTCATTCCTTTGAAGTTGGATAACACCTACCCCAATCAGGTAATCATTGAAGAGAGGGGCAAAGACATCTTAAAGATAAGAGTTCAATGCAGTATGAAGGACAGGTGGAATTATCTTAAAGATAAGTTCCATTATCCTAATTTGAGACTGGAGATTCAATGCACCGAGCAGCAGAAATATGACTGGTTTGATGCCAAGATTGATTACTGGAGAAACCTGTTCATGAGAAACAGGAGCACAGCAATCAAGAACAAATGGCTTCAATATGGTTCACAAAGGAAAAGATACCTTGGAGAACTAAAGAAGGGTCAGGCTGCTTATCTACTCACTAAATTAGCCGGTAAAAGATATGTGTGCTTCTGTTCCAGCATAGAGCAAGCAAATGAACTAGGTGGAGAAAATGCCATTCATTCAGAGAAGAAGAAAGAGTCCTTAGCTATAATTGATAAGTTCAACAATAAGGAAATAAATAGCCTTTATGCTGTTGGAATGATTCAAGAAGGACAGAATCTAACTGATATTGAGGCAGGTGTTATCATTCAACTTGATGGTCAGGAGAGAGCCTTTGTTCAGAAATCTGGTAGAGCCATGAGAGCTGATGAACCAGAGATATACATCATGTACTATAAAGGTACAAGAGATGAAGAATATCTGAATAAGGCACTTGAAGGTATTGACCCAGAGTATATAACAGTAGTAAATAACCTAACGGAATTTTAAGATGGCAATCATATTATTAGCAGCACAACATAGTACTGCACAGTATATAGTAGCTGCTGTAGTATTAGCAGCCATATTTTATTTCACAAGAAATGGGGGTTTTGATACATGATTGTGAGAATTGATGATGAAATCTGTTCTAAGCACAATGTTACCAAAGAGGAAGTTCTAGTATTAGGAGCTATACAATATGGGAATGATGATGTTTATCAAGGTCTAATCAACAAGGGATACATTACTAGAGCTAATGGTTCCATGTTTGAACTTGACAAGAAATACACCATTACTCATAGAGGTATTAGTCTATTCAGTGATGTAGTACTTGAGAGTGACAGACCTACACAGTCTGCACAGGATAGAATAGCTGATTTAGCAGCCAAACTAAGGGAGATTTATCCTGAAGGAAAGATGCAAGGAACCAGTTATTATTATAGGGGAAATACCCCTGACATCAAGAAGAAGCTGGTATCATTCTTCAAAAGATATGGTGATAACTACACTGATGAACAAATCCTAGATGCAACCAAGAGATATGTTGAATCATTCAATGGTAGTTACCTGTACTTGAGGTTACTTAAGTACTTCATTTGGAAGGATGAAAATAGAGATGGTGAAGTAGTTCAAGTCTCTCAATTAGCTGAATGGATAGAGAATGCTGACCAAGTAAATCCAAATAGTTATGACTGGACAAGTAGCATCAACTGATACAGGAGACAGTTTTGACAGGGCACTAGAAGAACTAGTGACTAGAAGGAACAGGATACTTCATGGGTTAATTAACTGTATCCCATTATGTTATCCCAGACTTAGGAACTGGCTCCCGGGCATAGAAAAGAGAAGATACACTATTGTAACAGCCAATCAGAAGGTTGGTAAATCCAAATTGGTGGATTATACATTTGTGTATGAAGCTTTCTTTTATGCCATAGAACATCCTGACCAACTAAGGTTAAAGATTCTCTACTTCACTCTGGAAATGGGCAAGAAGGAGAAATTCTATGAGTTTCTCTGTCACTTGTTATTCAGACTTGATGGTATAAGAATCTCTCCTACTGACCTCAAGAGTACTTCAGCTGATAAGCCAGTACCCCAAGAAATACTTGACTTGATTGCATCTGATAAATATCAGGAGTATGTCAATAAGTTCAAGGAAATGGTATCCTATATTGATACTGAAAGAAACCCTACTGGTATATATAAGTATATCAGGAATCACATGTTGACTAGAGGAGAATTTCAGTACAAGATGGGGCTTAAGAGGAATGAGTTCACAGGTGAAATGGAAGCAGGAAAAGTAATTGATTACTTCCAGTACAAGGATGAGAATGAATACATTCTTTGTGTGCTTGATAATTATTCCAATCTTATGCAAGAGAGTGGAATGAATAAGATGCAAACCATTGAAAAGATGAGTAAATATGCAATAGAATTAAGAGATACATTTGACCTTAATTTCATTGCTATTCAGCATCAGGCTCAAGCACAGGAAGGTATTGAGAATCAGAAGTTGAACAAGCTATATCCTTCATCAGATGGATTAGCTGACTGTAAGACAACTACTAGGGATGCAAACCTAGTATTAGGGCTATATAGTCCCTTTAAGTATGGATTACAGGAACATGAGAAGTATGATATTACCAAGTTCAGAAATAACATAAGATTTCTTTATGTTATTGAGGACAGGGATAATGGTTCAGCAGGTCAAATATGTCCATTATTCTTTGATGGTGCAGTCAGTTCATTTGCTGAATTGCCTTTACCTGAACAGAAAGAACAGCTAAGGCAGGTAATGGAGTATATTGATACTGTGGTCAGGAGAAAACCAAGTGTAGCAATGTTAGCCTTTGGTAGACAGCAAGGAATTAGAAAAGTGAAAGTAAGTTTGCACAGGTGGAAGAAATTCCTTACCTTTGCAGGTAAATAATTTAAGAATGGCAAAAATAGTAGCAATTTTAGGACAAAGTGGTGATGGTAAAACCACTTCAACTGTAATTAATCCTGATGGAAGCTTTAACCTTGAGGACTATCAAGGTATGAACCCAAAGAGTCATTTCATTATGAATCTTGACAGGAAAGATTTGCCAATACCAGCAGGTATTTGGGAGTTGGAGAAGGGAAATTATGCTGAACCCACTTCATTTGCAGAGATAAGAGAGATACTTAAGTGGATTGCAGAGCAGCAACACATTAAGTCTGTCAGTATTGATACTATCAATATCTATCTTGCAATGAAGGAGTTCAATGACAGGAAGAAGATGACCTTTGACCAATGGAGAGATGCTGCAAATGATGTTATTGAGCTGAATATGCTCTGTAATACATTGCTTAGGGAAGACCAGATAGTATATATCATGGGTCATACTATGTTGCAGACTCAACCTGATGGTACAGAGAAGATTGTATTCTCTGTAATTGGTAAGAAATTGACCAAGACTCCACCTGAAGGATTTTATCCTATAGTCATAATGACTAGGGTTGAATTTGGTGATAATGGTGACAACAAGTATTGGTTTCAGACTAAAGCTAATCACTCAAGTGCCAAGACTCCTCTTGGTATGTTTGATAAGTTTGAAATACCTAACAGTTTGAAACTTGTAGATGATGCTGTTAGGAAGTATTACAAGATACAATGACTAGAGAGGATGTAGTTAGAGCTTCAAGGGAATTGAACTTTAACACCTTAAGTAACTATGGTGCCCAGCTATTTGTATGGTAATATTGTGTACATAAAGGCAAAGACCCTCAACAATCAAAGTTGTTTGTAACAGTAGCATCCAAGAAAGGAATCCTTATAGACTTGTTCTATGAGGCACTTGATTGGGCTGAAAGAGAATTTTCAATAACAAAACTTTATGCAGCACAGAGTATGCTTGAACCTCAAGGTAGCAGAAGGTTGTTGCAAATATTTTAAAAACATTATGAAAGAATTAAGTAAATTTGAGCTTGCAGCAGTTAAAAGAACTGCACAGAATGTCAGTATGCAAAGGAGAAAGAAAGCTAAACTTGAAAGCAAAATAGCTGACCTACAAGCAGAACTTGACATGGTAAACACAGTGATTGACAGCTTTGAAGCTCCTATTATCAAGATGTCCGGTGGTTTCACATCAGAAGAAATCCTGAATGGAGTCATGGAAGTAGCAGAAGCAACAGATGCTGCACCTGAAGGTACAGTAGATGAAGGTGCTACAGTTGGAGAAGTTGAAGTAGCTGCCCAAGAAGCAGTTGCTATTGACCCTGCTGTTGAATCACCTCTTGCTACAACAGTAGAAGAAGCTGAACAGCTTAAGGCAGCTGGTATTCCTTTCTGGGGTGCAGAAAGCAGAACAGTAGAGTAAATTATTTAAACTATAGTAAGAAATGAAGAATAAAAGTGTAGCTATGATGGCTTTTGCTTCTGGTTCAGAAAGCAAAGACAGAGTAAGAGAACTGTATATTGGTGTAGCACCAGTATTTGTAATTGGTGTCAATCCCAACAAGGCAGAGTATGAGAAGTTGTTCAACAGAACCCTTGAAGATGCTCCTGTTTATGTGGGTGAAGGTGAAGTAGGTCCTGAAGGTAACAGGATTAAAGTACCTCAAGTAAGGATTGACTTCATTGTTAAGACTGATGTAGAGAAATGTGGTGTTGAATTGACTGATAAAATCACTTTCTTCCTGAACAAGCATCAGAACTTCAACAGGGATGGAAGTAAGGTTGAAGTAATCAACAAGTATGGTGAATCCGCCTATTTGCCTATTGGCTGTCTCAATGGTTCAGAAGCTATTCCTGACAACATGAAGTGGTATGACACATCAGGTATGAGACCTGCCTATATTGGTGAATCAGATTTGACTGCTTTCATCAAGGCTTTCTTGAATATCCCTAACAAGTCATACAGGAAAGGTGATGAAACAGTGTTCATCAAGAACTTGGCTGATGCAGAAGCAAGACTTGACAAGATTGAGTCTTATTTCAGAGGTGATATCAGTGAACTTAAGAGTGTAATTGGATTGCAACCAAACAACAGGGTAAAAGCTATGTTTGGTGTAAGAACTACTGATGATAACAATCAGTTTCAGGCAGTTTACACGAAGAAGTTCTTGAAGAATATCATCAGTGATTATTCAAAACTTGATGAAGACTTGCAGGCAAGAAAGAATGCCGGTGCATATCCTACTGTAGAGTTCCTTGCTGAACCTATTAAGGAATATGCTGTAGAAAGTACAGATTTCTCAAATCCTGCAAATGACCCTCTTGGTGCTAAATCAGCTCCTGCTAATGCACCTTGGGCTGCTTGGAATAAATAACATTTAACTAATTGAATTATGGCTTTTGGTACTGGTAAGCCAAGTGTAACCTTGGAAGAATTGCTCAATAAAGTAAGTGAATTTGATATACTCAATCACTATTTTGGTGTCAGTGAACTACCTGTGATAATAAACTCCCCATTAAGACAAGATAGAAAACCTTCTTTTGGTCTATATTCATCTGATGGAAAGAGAATTCACTTTGTAGACTATGCAACAAGAGATAGAGGGGGTCTATGGGACCTACTTGGCTTATATTGGGGAGTGAGTTACATACAGGTATTAACCAGAGTATGGGAGGACTTACCTAATTTCTCCAGTACCAATCCAGTGTTCAATGTTAAAACTATAGAGTATTCAGATAAGGTACTTCATAAACAACCAAAGTCAATAGACTTGAAGTGCAAGGTAAGACCTTGGGCTAAGCATGATATAGAGTTCTGGGAATCCTTTGGGATAACCTTAGAATGGCTAGATTATGCTGATATATATCCTATAAGTCATAAGATAGTGATAAAGAATGGTCAAGAGTATGTGTTTGGAGCAGACAAATATGCTTATGCCTATGTTGAAAGAAAAGAAGGCAATATCACACTTAAGATATACCAACCATTCAACACTAAGGGATATAAATGGAGTAATAGACATGACAGGTCTGTTATAAGTTTATGGACTAAAGTACCAGAGTTTGGTACAAGAATCTGTATCTGTGCAAGCATGAAGGATGCACTTTGTCTGTGGGCTAATACAGGCATCCCAGCTATAGCTATACAAGGTGAGGGCTACGGTATGAGTGATACAGCAGTTAGTGAATTAAGAAGGAGATATAGAGAGGTCTATATACTACTGGATAATGATGAAGCTGGTCTCAAAGATGGAGAGAAACTATCAGAGTCTACTGGATTCACTAACTTAATCTTACCTAATATAAATGGGGCAAAAGATGTAGCAGACCTCTACAAGCAGCTTCAGAACAAAGAGTTGTTCAAAGAAATAATTTTAGGTCTATTTAAGTAACATTTTAAAACAGAAAACATTATGGAAACTCGTAAAGTAACAATCATCAACAACAAGACTCAGAAACAATCAATCATTCAGGCATCTAGTGCAACTAACCTTGGTGAGTTGAAAGCTGAAATGAGGGAACTTGGTATCAACTATGAAGGCATGACTTTCTTTGAAGGTCACATGAGAGCTGAATTGAAAGATGATGCAGCTTCACTGCCTACCAATATTCCTTACAAAGGTCAGATTGTCAATGATTTGACATTCCTGTTGACAGCTCCGGAAAAGAAAATCAAGTCAGGTGCTATGACAAGAAGTGAAGCCTATGATGCTATCAAGGCTAATGGCTTGCAAGCTGCTTGTGTAGTAAAGTTTGGTAAGAACTTCACTATGTGCAAGACTCAGGACCTGATTGACTTGATTGAATCACAAGGTAAAAAAGAAGCAAAAGTTGAAGCTCCGGCAGCTGCTCCTACAGCAAAGAAAGCTGCAAGGAAGCCAGTTGCTGAAACTAAGAAAGAAGAAGCTCCTGTAGCTCCGGCAGTAGTAGCACCTGTATCAGGTAACTGTAAAAAGGCTTTGAAAATGCTTGTTGCAGACTTGTATTACAGTGGTACTATTAATGAGGATACTCATGATACAGTCTTGAGCTTCTTGAATGAGGGTGCAACAGAAGCCCCTGCATCTGGAAAGATGTCCAAAGAGGAAGTAAATAAGATGTTTGACTTTGTTTTAGGTTAAACAATTTGAAGGAGAAAGCTGTATGAGCCTTCTCCTTCTTTTTTTCTTGTAACTAAATTGTTATGAATGAAGAATTAAAACAGAAAGTAGAGACTCTCTATCGAGAGTTGCTTGAACTTCCAATGGCAGTCACAGAGATATTCAATGACTTCTATGGTGAGGAAAGAGTGGACTTACAGCCTATGAGCTTGGAAGAGTTCATCTATGAGCTTGGAAGAACTGAAATGCAAGATATAGTAGGTGGTGGTTCAGGTACTTTCGCTGAAAGTTCTTATATGAGAAGTCATAGGGATGAACATCTGATTGTCAGTTATAGTAATAGGATGTACTCACATGTTCTGACTGAACGTATTGATATCTTTGACAGATATGCTCCCTATATGAAAGAGTTTATAGGCAATAAGTGGTTCATAGATATACCTATTATTGTGCACTTTCCTCATGTAACTATAAGGAATGAATATGACAGAACTGTAGAGGTTGATAATCTATGGGCAAAGGTTCCTGTAACTTGGGAAGGTAAAGGTAGAGGCTGGTTCAAGATGAACAGGTCAGAGTATGATGTTGTACATATGCAATCTGATTATATGCACTCTCATGTAAGTGGTATTGACTTTGACTTTAAGTTCAGAAGTGTATGTACTGGTAGTGGTCCTATTAATAATACTATGAGTAGTCTTACAGTAGGATTTGATGAACCTATATGGCAATTATTCTGTCTTGAACTTGAAAGGTATATAGGCACAGAATCACTTACTGGTGGTCCTTATAGAAGAATGGAGAACATTGGTGCTAATGGTAGTAACATGAGAGATAATTTCAGTATGGAACAAACCAGTTATGCATCAAGTAATTATTTCTTAATGGAGACATCAAATGAGTTTCTTGACTATTTGCTTGCCAGCAATGTACTTAAGTTCAATTATAGAAATGGTTCTTATGGATTAGCTCATACATTTACTGATACTGTGTTGACCATAAGTAATGCTTTCATTAATTGGTATAATGCCAAGTACAGGGCAACATCTAATACTCCAGATGCAGATACTCTTAGGGAAGGTGGAATAATTAAGGAAGCTATTATAGCTAATGGTGCCATATATGACCCTAATTCAAATGCAAGTAGGGACTATAGTCAATTTGTTGGTAGGAAAGTACTAACCTTTAAAGGTCAGGATGTTAATCTTGTTATTAACGGATTGTCAAATGGTGTAAGGAATGTGTCTACAATACTCAATGTAGAGATAATAAGAGAATATGTTTGGGCAATACTAGAATTATTAAATTGTGAATATGGAAACAGCAAAAAAGCCAAGTCTGGAATTGATAAAAAGAAAACCAGATTTGCCCTATAAAATAATCATACCTGTAGAGGTAGAGAAGAAAATCAGGTTATTGTGTACTCACATTAGCCAAGTAGAATGGTCAGGAGTACTGTTCTATCAAGTTGAAGGTGCTTTTAATGATAAAGACAATCCTTTGACTATCAAGTGTGTGGATATCTTTCAAATGGATAAAGGAACTGATAGTTATACAGAATTTAATGTGTCTCCTGACATAGTAAGTTATATGATTGACCATCCTGAATTACTTAGTGAAGATGTGTTCCAAGGTCTTATTCATAGTCATAACAATATGGCTACTCTCTTTAGTGGAACTGATACAGGAACATTAAGTCAAGAGGGTGAAGATATGGCACACTTTGTGTCTTTGATTGTAAACAATGCTGGTACTTATAGTGCAGCAGTTACAAGGAGATATAAAGCCAAACAACAGGTGAAAGAAGAGTTCACCTATCCTACTTGGAAGGAAGGAGAAGTCACAGGTACTGATGAATTTGAAGCTGAAGAAGAATATCTTGAATGGTTCCCTCTTGAGATTCAGAAAGAGACTGTTCCTGTTGATGAAGTTGAGAAGGAAATGCTTGCTCGCATGAAAGAAATTGATGCAGAGAAAGCTAAGAAAGCATATAAACCCGGTGCTACTTATGGTGGTTATAATGGTTATGGGAATAACTACGGAACTACTGGTTATCAAAGTAGATACCCCGGCTTACAAGTAGGTACTGCCACTGGTAAACCAGCAGGTGGTAACTATGTACCAGTAGGTCAATATGGACAGCCAAAGAAGGAGTTTGAAGAACATAAGTCTTCCTTTCCTGCACAAGGTTCATCATATCCTGCACCAACTCAAAAAGACCTTCCATTTGAAAAACCTGATGATGATTATGCTATCCCTTATGGTACAGTAAGAGCAAATGCTAAGGTTGTTGACTGGCTTGTAAGACAAATTATCACTGGTAGTATCATTCTTCCAGCTGAAAGCAAGTTGGACATTAACAAGTGGATGAACTCAATGGATAAGGTGTATTCAGACAGATTTGATTCTGTTAAGGAGTTTGAAAACTTTGCTGTTGGTTTCATTGATTTCTTAGTCAATTATACAACTGATGATACATTGGTTGATATACTTGATGACACAGAGATGATTGCAATACTTGCTTATGAAGTAAGACTTGCACTTGAAGAACTTCCATCAAATGTATGGATGAAGTCTTATATTAGTTGTTTGGATGATTATATCTTATAGGAGATTTAAACATGAATGAAGAAATAATAGATGCTGCTGTTGAGCAGCTAAGAAGAACAATAACTCGTGAAATTACTGAAGGAGTAGTATCCACAGAGTCTTCCATAGCACAGAGTCTTAGTGTTCCTACTAATATTGAAACGGAATTAACTCCTGAATCAACAGAGTTAATGCAACAACTTCAAGCAGCTATGGAAGAAGTAGCTGCTAATGAGGAAATTGAACTTGAGCCTGTGCCTGTGGCTGTGCCTGAACAACCTTTGCCAGTTCCACCAGAACCAGAACCACCTGTAGGTTATGAGAATAATTCTATATGTTGTGGTTATGTTCCAACAGGCAGTCCATCAGAACTTGAAACTTACATTAAGAGAGTTATAGCAGGTACTTGGTATGTACATCAGAAACTTAACAGAGGTTTTCATAGAAGAGATATATCAGATGCTCCTAATGGTGGGGCATGGAGAATTGTCCTTCAAGAAAGTAATGCTGGTACTAGTCATAACTTCAAGGAGTTCTGGGTCAATAACTATTGGGCTGGAAGATTTGATGAAGCAGATGCAGAAGGCAGAGCCTTGGCATTGGCTAATCATATTGAAATACCCCTTAATTCAGGGTCTTTGGCAGTTGATGAAACTACTACAAGATTCAGCGGTGCAATATGGTATGAACAACTGCAAACTAAGAGTATCATCTTAGCTGGTGTTGGTGGTATTGGTAGTTATATTGGATTCCTTCTTGCAAGGATGAAACCAGCAAGACTTGTCATATTTGATAATGATGTTGTTGAAGCTGTCAATATGTCAGGTCAGTTGTATGGCAGAAGTGATATTGGTCATTCAAAGGTTGATGCCCTTGCAAATATGGTAGCTAATTATGCTGACTATCATAGTACTATTGCTATGAATGGACTGTATGATGAAAACAGTGCTGTTGAGGACATCATGATTTGTGGGTTTGATAACATGGCTGCAAGGGAACTTGTATTCAGGAAATGGCATCAACATGTAATGTCTAAACCAGAAGAAGAAAGAGGTAAATGCTTGCTTATTGATGGTAGACTTGCAGCAGAAGAATTACAGGTTCTAGCTGTTCAAGGTAATGACACAAGAGCAATAGAACAATATCAAAGAGATTGGTTATTTAGTGATGGACAAGCTGATGCCACTGTATGTAGTTATAAACAGACTACATTCATGGCTAATATGATTGCATCACTTATGGTCAACATCTTTGTGAATTTTGTTGCAAATGAGTGTAATCCCATTATGCCAAGAGATGTACCATTCTACACTTCCTTTGCAGCTGATACAATGTATTTTAAAGTTGAAATGTAATGGCAAGAATATATGAAAGAACAGTATTAGGAAGTCTTGACTTTCCCAGAAATAACTCATTCACAAGGAACATTGATACTAATCTGGTTAACTTCAACAGTAACAGTGTGTTTCAAAGGTTCTTTGAAGTAGACCTAAGAGGTCCTGAAGTTGAGGTTCCTATATTCTGTAGGAGAGAGGTTCAATCAATCCTTATTAATAACAAGAACTTTGCAAACATTGAGGAGTATAAGGATAATATAATTGAGTGTTATATTACTTCTCTCTTTGTTGGCAAAGAAGAGACCAAGAGAACATCAGATTCTATAGTAAGAACCATGCTTAAAACTTCTACTCATTATAAGTTGTGTAAAGTAACAACTAATACAGGTCTTGTATATTATGGTGGTGCTGGTGTCATATTTAACAGCAGAATGGAGTTATTGATGTTAAATGTAGTCAAGTATAACTTGACTAATCCATTTATTGAACTTCTAAAGCCAATAATGTATATCAGTCCTAAGGTGTTTACAGGTGATGGACCAGTTGAGAAGAATATCCTTAAGAAGCTTATTCCTACTGTGATAGCAGAAGGAGCATCTCTTAATGCTTCTACTTCTATGGTACATAATAAGTTCAATTTTTCTGATGAAAATAGAAATAGAGTATATACAAAGAAGATGCCTGAAATCATCATAGCTGATGTAAGTGACAGGTTTATTCGTAAACCTGATTTGCCTGAACTGTCTCAATTCAGTAATGAGAATGTCAATGATTTCTTAAGGGAAAATATTGGACTCATGAGAGAATGCATGAAAATATGAGCCTAGAGGAATATTTTGGAGATTGGATAAGAGTCATAAATCAAAAAGAACTGAATACAGTTATAGACACAATAAACAGAATTTACAGTTCAAAGAAAGTCTGTCCAGCTGCTGAAAATGTATTCAGAGCATTTGAACTATGTCCTTATGATGAATTAAAAGTAGTATTGGTTGGACAAGACCCATATCCTCAAAAAGATGTGGCTACAGGAATACTATTTGGCAACAGGGCTGATGTACCAGAGGATGAGTTGTCTCCTTCTTTAAAAGTTGTTAAAGAAGCAGCAGTTAACTTTGAGGTTCCACATAATAGCATTATCTTTGACCAGACCTTAGAAAGTTGGGCAAGACAAGGGATATTGATGATTAATTCAGCATTGACTGTAGAGATGAATAAGGTTGGTAGTCATACTATGTTATGGAGACCATTTATCAGCAGTTTGTTGAAGAACATATCAGAAACTAATCCCGGTCTGATATATGTATTATTTGGAAGTCAGGCTGGTACATTTCAGCCTTATATTCAAACAGGAACAGTAATTAAAGTGCCTCATCCTGCATATAATGCAAGGACTGGAACTAAGATGAATCCCAAACTGTTCACTGATATTAACAGGGAGTTGAAGAGTAAATATGGTATCACCATTGAGTGGTATAAAGAGTATTAATTTTATAAATAAAGTAACATGAAAAAGTATTTAAATTCAGAGGGTAATGAGATTAAGATAGGAACACCTATTGTTTGCAAAGTCCTCAATACTGAAACTGGTAGAAGAACAATGGAATTAGTTGTTGCTACAGAAGAAGTATTGGAGAAAGCTGTTGCTGATGGTGCATTAACTGTTGTTAATAGCACTGAAGGTGGTACTCATCTTAGCATTGAGTTCTATGTTGAGCATCTTGCTGACAGAATTGGCTGGAAGATGAGTAACTTGGTGAAGTATCTGGATAACCTGTATAAGATTTATCCTACAGCAGTATTCCAAATTCTGTTGAGAGAAGTTGCCATTGTACTTGACCAGAAGTATCCTGACCATATTGAAAGAAGTAAGGAAATCTGGTGTATCAGCCTTGCAACAGGTGAAATCGGTAAAGTACCTGAAAACAAGAGACATCTTATCAGGAACTTCAGAAACTTTGCTGCATTCAGAACATTGGATGATGCTATGGCAGCTAAGCATATCTTGAAGGTTCCAATGAAAGAATTATTTGCAAGACCTAAAAAGAGTGGAAAACAGAAGGATTAAAAATGCTACTCCAACGCAATATGCTAATATTGAGTTCAAGTCCAAGATTGAGGCTATGGTTTATAGGACCTTAGTTGATAATGGACTTGAACCACAATATGAGTCACATAAGTATGTGTTATGGAGTGGAGGTAAACCTACTGTGCCTTTTTATACAAAGTCTAAGAAAGAACTATTAAAGCTAGACCTTACTAAGTTACGTGATATTACTTACACTCCAGACTTTTACCTTGAATATGAAGGTATGAAGGTATTTATTGAAGCTAAAGGACAAGTCAATGATGTCTTTCCTGTTAAATTCAAGATGTTCAGACAGCTTATTGAAAGCTTTCCTGACCATGACAAGTATCTCATATTTGAAATATTTGGTAAAAGGCAGTTGTTGGAAGCAATTAAAGTAATTAAAAGTTATGGCAGCAGTAGAGAGAATGAGAAAGTTAATAAATCAATTACCAAAGAGTGACATACCTTTAGGTGAGAGATTTATTAATGAAAGACAATTTGAGTCTTTGCAAGAACTAGTAGACTCTGCAATCTTTAGAGTAAATAAGAATGTCAGAGGTGATAATCCAAAGGAAGAATACCTTAAGGTTGACCTGTGGGAGTTGAAGAAATTAAAGGCAGAAGTTGATGTTTATGTTGAGCAAATACAACTGCCAAGTGAGGAAGAATATGAAGAGTATTAAAGAAATAGCATGGAATGTAGATGAACCAACTTACAGGGCTGACCCTGCAATAAGTTACTCTACATTGAGCAGATTTGAAAGAGAAGGTTTCAGGAAGTTATCAAGTCTTTATGATAAGATAGATACTCCATCATTACAATTTGGGTCAGCAGTTGATACCATGCTAACTGATGGTGAAGATGCCTTCAATGAGAATTATGTAGTATGTGAGTTTCCCAGTTTGTCTGATAGCCTTATTGCTATTACAAAGGAACTGCATAGGAAGTTTAAAGAGACACATAGGAAGGTAGACACAATACCTGATTCAGATATAGACATGGTGGCTCTGGCTAATAATTACTATGCTAATCCAAAGTATGCAGTATATAGGGTCAAGAATGTCAAGGAAAGCTGTAATGAGTATTACAACTTACTTACACTTGCAGAAGGTAAGACTGTACTCTCAACTGATGACTATCAAGATGTTATCAGATGTGTTGAAGAACTAAGGAACAATGTTGCCACAAGTTCATTCTTCACCATGAATCCCTTTGTGAAAGATATTGAGAAGGTCTTTCAGTTGAAATTTAAGGCTACCTATAATGGTATACCTGTAAGATGTATGTTTGATGAACTTATTGTAGACCATAGAAACAAGGTTATATATCCCATAGACCTAAAGACTACTGGACATCCTGAAGAGGAGTTTAATGGCTCATTCAGTCAATGGAGATATGACATACAAGCTAAGTTGTACAGTTACATATTATCACAGGTAATAGCACAAGATGAATACTTCAAGGACTTCAAGATAGCATACTATCAATTCATAGTCATTAATAGAAGGACTGTGGCTCCATTGATATGGGAATTTGATGGAAACTTTGGTGAAGTTGACCTCAAGGATGCTAATGGTAATATACTAAGGGATTGGAGAAAGATACTCACAGACCTTACATATTATCAGAATAATTCTACTAGGTACAGTAAGGAAGCACTTGCAAATGGTTGTATAATGAAAATTAAACTAGAGACATGTTAGTAACAAAAAGAGATGGAACAATTGAAGAGTTTAACCTTGACAAGATACTCATTGCAGTAACTAAGGCATTCAACTCTGTTGGGCAATTAATGCCTGAATATCTTAACCTGATGATACCTAACATCTTGGGTCTTACAAACAAAGATAACATCAATGTTGAAGAGATACAGGATAAGATTGAGCAGATTCTTATGAATGACAATCATTTTGAGGCAGCTAAATCTTATATCATTTACAGGGAAAGACATAAGGAAGCAAGAGAGATTAAAGACAGATTGGATTATATGGAGAAATATAGCAAGTCTACTGAAAATGCAGCAGCATCATCAGAGACAGATGCTAATGCCAATATATCCATGAAGAATGTAGTAACTCTTGAATCTGAAGTACCTAAGGTCAAGAATAGAACTATACAGAGAGCCAGAATGAAGGAGAAGCTCAATATCATGTTCCCGGAAGTAGCCAAACAATATGAGAAGGATATAGAGCATCATATCATTTATATTCATGATGAAGCCAGTTCAGCTGTACCTAAGAATTACTGTGAGGCTGTTTCATTATATCCATTAGTAAGTAATGGTATCAAGGATATGGATGGAGTAACTCCCAAGATAGCTAATCATCTGTCTAGCTTCTGTGGTCAATTTAACAATCTGGTGTTCCTTCTTTCAGCACAATGTAAAGGTGCAGTAGCCTTTGGTGAGTTCTTCAATTACTTTGACTATTATTGTGTCAAGGACTATGGTGAAGACTATCATTTGAAGGAGCAAGTATATGCAGATTCAGAGCATGTAAGAGATAGAAAGACAATAGGTCAGAAGATTGAAGCTGCCTTTCAGACAATTGTATATTATATCAATCAACCTGCACAGAATAGGGGTTGGCAATCACCATTTACCAATATTTCCTATTATGACAGTAAGTACTGGGAAGCACTGTTCAAGGACTTCTATTTCCCTGATGGCACACAGCCTTCATGGGAAAGAGTATCTTATCTACAGAAGAAGTTCATGAAGTGGTTTAATAGAGAAAGAACTAAAGCTATGCTTACTTTCCCTGTTGAAACTATGGCTCTTCTTACTGATAAGGAAGGTAATTATCTTGATGAAGAATATAAGGACTTTACAGCAGAAATGCACAGTGAAGGGCACTCATTCTTTGTCTATATTAGTGATAATCCCAATGGTCTTGCATCATGTTGTAGATTAAGGAATGAGATTGAAGAGAATGTATTCAGTTTCACTAATGGTCTTACTGGTGTCAAGACAGGTAGTTGCAATGTAATTACTCTCAATTTGAACAGGATTGTACAGGATTGGGTAAGGGAAATTAATGCTAAAGACAGAGCAGCTGGAATGATTGCTCCTAATTGCTTTAGGTGGTTTGCTCATAAAGAGGAAATTGCAGAAGGTATAAAGGAACATCTTATCAAGATTCTTGAGAGAGTATACAAGTATCATACAGCTTATAAGACCATTCTTTATGAGTGGGAACAAAGAGGTATGTTCAATGCTTCAACTGCTGGTTATATTGGTATGAGAGACTTGTTCTGTACTATTGGTATCAATGGTATCAATGAGGCAGCAAGGTACTTTGGTATTGAAGTAAGTTACAATGAGGAATACAAGGAGTTCTGTAGATTAATTACAGGTACTATCAGTGAGCAGAATAAGTTACACAGTAGCAAGAAGTTCAAGTTCAACACTGAATTAGTTCCAGCAGAGGGATTAAGTTCAAAGAACTATAACTGGGATAAAGAAGATGGATACTGGGTACCAGAAGACACCAAGATTTATAACAGTTACTTCTACAATGCTTGGGACTCCAGTACAAGTGTACTTGACAGGTTCAGACTACATGGTAAAGAGTTCACTGAATTACTTGATGGTGGTGTAGGATTACATTGTAATCTTGAGGAACATTTGAGTAAAGAACAGTATCTTAAGCTGCTAGATTATGCTGCTGAGAGAGGTACTTCTTACTTCACTTATAATATACCTAACAGTGAGTGTACTAATGAAAGCTGTCACTTTATAGCTAAATTCCCAATGGATGTATGTCCTAAGTGTGGACATCCTATGAGGATTTGGACTAGAGTGGTTGGTTTCCTTAGACCTATTGAGGGTTATGATAAGGGAAGATATTGGGATGCTACTCAAAGAGTTTATAGTAAAAATGTAAATTAAAGAATATGAATGAAGTATTAAAGAAATCGGCAGAACTTATGCTATCTGCTGACTATAAAGAGAGGTTCTTGGCAGAGTATATGCAACTCAAGAACAGGTATGAAGGTTTACAGAAGATGGTGTCTAATTGGGATAATGGTACACTCCCTTTTACTCCAACCTGTCCAAGAGAAGTGTATAACTTTCAGCTTAAAGCTATGAAAGAGTACCTTGATGTTCTTGTTATTAGAGCTAAGATTGAAAACATAGAGCTATGATTAAGTATGTAGATACTAAGGTAGTTATGTCAGAAGTTCCTGATGAGATTACACTAGCTATCAACTTATCTAATTGTCCATGTCATTGTAAGGGCTGTCATAGCTCTTACTTGGCAGAGGATATTGGAAAAGTCCTAACACTTGATGTTCTGGAATACCTCATTAAGAAGAATCAAGGTATTACTTGTGTTTCTTTTATGGGTGGAGATAATGATACTGTTAGGGTAGATGGGTTAGCAGAATTTGTTAGAAAGTGTTTTCCATCATTAAAGGTTGCATGGTATAGTGGAAGAGATGAGTTAAGTGAACACATTTACATTAGTAATTTTGATATAGTAAAGTTAGGAAGATATGATGAGAAATTAGGTCCTCTAAACTGTCCTACTACCAACCAAAGGTTTTATAGAATTATTGATGGTGAGATGTATGACTTTACTTATCTATTTTGGAAAAACTCTGAAATTGAAGTATGGAGAGATATTGATGGATTTGATGGATATCAGGTAAGTAATTTAGGTAATATAAGAAGTCTCAATTATAATGGGACTGGAAATATACAGAACTTAAAACCTACATTATCTGGTAAAAATAGAACATATAAATCCATCAGTATGCAAGTCAGGGATAAGGTAATTAGAAGAAATGTTCACAGACTTGTAGCTCAGGCATTTATACCAAATCCTAGTAATCTGCCAGAGATAAATCACATAGATGAGGATGGAACTAATAACAAAGTTTCTAATTTAGAATGGTGTGATAGAATATATAATCTAAATTACGGTGGTAGAACTGACAGATTCATTGCTTCAAGGAGCATACCCATTGTGCAACTTAATTTAGATGGCACTATTGTAAAAGAATGGAACAGCCAGACAGAAGCGGCAAGGGAGTTAGATTTAGACTTGGGAAGTTTATCACACTGTTTGAATGGATATAGGGTTAAAAATGGTATAAGAGTCCCAATACACTCTTATGCTGGATATAAATGGAAATATAAAAATGAAAGTAAAAGTTAAAGAGATAACATTGGGCTGTATGCCCATACGAGTAGAAGGAGACAAATCAGATTGCTTTGACTTAGTATTAGCGGAAGAGGTAACTTTGAAGAAAGGTGAACTTTATGTGGCTAAACTAGGTGTAGCAATGGAGTTACCAAAAGGTATGATTGCTAAAGTATATAGTAGGAGTAGCACACCAAGTAAATGGAATGTGCAGATTGCCAATAGTATAGGTATTATTGATAATACTTATAATGGTGATGAAGATGAATGGAAGGCTCCATTACTTGCTATTAAAGCAACTACTATACCTAAAGGTACTAGGATTTGTCAATTTGAGATTGTTCCTTCCCAATTTGTAACTGCATGGCAGAAGCTTAAATGGGTATTTAGTAATAAGGTAGAGCTAGTACAAGTAGACCATCTTGGCAATGATTCAAGAGGTGGTATAGGAAGTACTAACTAAACTATAAACAAATGAAAACATGGAGTTTATTTATAAACTGATATTCACAGTGTTGTTAGTGCTTGCTATTGTAGCAATTGCATACATTGTTGAAGAAGCTAGACATAGAAAGAATATTGACCCAGCAGGAAAGATTTCTTTCAGAGAGACTATGGACTTGGTAGACCTGCCAATTATTACCTTTCAAGTAGGTGGTAAGAAATTAAACTTCTTGCTTGATACAGGTGCCAATTATTGTATTATAGATAGTAACTTAATTGATACTATTGAACATGCAAAACTTGACCTTGAAGGTACAGTATATGGTGTAGGTGGTGCAGAAGTTGAAGTTGATTATGCCAGTATTGATTTAAAGTATAAGGGAGTAGCTTATACTGATATGTTCCAAGTACTTGACTTGAGTAATACCTTTGGTATGCTTAAGGAAGAAAAGGGTGTAAACCTGCATGGTGTATTAGGCAATAGCTTCTTTCAAAAATACAAATATGTGATTGACTTTGATGAACTGATAGCTTACTCAACAACATGAAAGAATTAATCAAACTTAACTCAAGGTATGGTGAGAATAATACCCTTAAACTATTGAAGAAACCTAATGGAGAAGAATCAAAGACTTACTTGTTAAAGACTAGTGACCAAATGATAAGGTCTGGTATGACAGGTGGTAAAAAGTTCATTGACCCATCAGGTGGACCAATGATAGTTGAAGGTGAAAGACTTGAAGAAGCTGATGCAGTTGTCAAGTCTATTGTTCATATCATGGGGAAGGGTTATAGTGTAACATTTGAATAAATGATTTATTTTGTAAGTGGTCAATCTGAACTATTCACTGATGATGCTTATACCAAGATAAGTGTAGAGGAATCATTAAGGATGCTGTCTACTTGGAATATGTTTCAGTTTGATACTGAAACTAATGGCAGGGATGCACATATTAATGATGTTTTGATGATGCAATTTGGAGATATTGAAGGGGAGAATCAAATAGTGGTAGATGTTACCACTATTTCTCCTTTGGTCTACAAAGAGTACATTGAGACTCATTTTATGATAGGTCAGAATCTAAAGTTTGACTTACAGTTTCTCTTTAATTATGGTATAATAGTTACTCAATGCTATGATACTATGATTGTGGAACAGTTAATCTATCTTGGTTATCCGTTCTTTCTAGTAGGTATGGACAATGAAACAATGAACCAATATTGTGACTTTGCCTATAACTATGAAGGATATGACAAGCTTGACTCTGATACAAAGAAAGCATTACTGTATAACAATGTACCTGATATAGCAGAGTTTATATACAACCATTCAGGAGCATCCTTAAAGGCTATTGCTTACAGGTATCTAGGAATAGATATTGACAAGACAGTCAGAGGTGAAATTATATGGAGAGGTATTGATACTTCTGTCATTAAATATGCAGCAGGAGATGTCATGTATCTTGGGGCTATAATGAACAAACAGGTTGAGGTCCTTAGAGCTAAGGGCTTACTTAATGGGGCAAGACTTGAATGTGAATTTGTTCCTGTTATATCCTATCTTGAATGGTGTGGTATTAAACTTGATGAAGCTAAGTGGAAGAAGAAAATGATATTTGATGAAGTGATTCAGAAAGTATTTCTTAGTTCACTTAATGACTTCATAGTTAGCTCATGTACTGGTAAGGAGTATTTCACAGCTTATATATCATTGTCTGACAAAGAGGAAGATGATATAGAAGATGAAAGAAAGTCATTTAAGAATGAACTTAGAGCACCAGAGCTTGACATAACAGATTCTTGTGGAGCACAATTTGAAGCTTACAAATGTAAGATTAAGAAGAGACTCCCTAGTAAATATGTTATGATAAACAGGCAAGGTGACTTGTTTTCAGGCTTTAATACTGAACCAATATGTGTGATTAACTGGGATAGTTCAAGACAAGTTGTGCCTATTCTTAAGACACTTGGATTTAACACTACAGTCATCAGTAAGAGTACAGGAGAGGAAGCTGATTCAGCACTTGAAAAGGTATTATCCAAACAAAAGGGTATTAATGATGCTCTCCTTAAGGTCTACTTTGACTATAAGGAAGCTGATAAGGTATGTTCTACTTATGGACAATCATACCTTAATGCTATTAATCCTAAGACAGGAAGGATACATACTGTATTCAAGCAACTTGGTGCATCATCAGGCAGAATGTCATGTGGTTCTCAAAAGGTTAACACTGACTTGGCTAGGCTAAAGAAGCTACCACTTAATACTAAGAACAACAAGCTCAAATGTGCTTATCCTCAAGTACAGAATTTGCCGGGTAACAATAGAACAAGAAGTTGTTTTATATGTGAGGAAGGCAACCTATTCTGTAGTTGTGACTATAGTGCACTTGAATCAAGATTAGGAGCTGATATCTATAATGAGAAGTCAATGATTCATGAGTTTGTTCATGGTTCAGGTGATATGCATTCTCTGGTAGCCAAGGCATGTTTTCCTGATGAGCTTAAAGGTATTGAGATTAAGGACATCAAGAAGAAAAGACCTGACTTAAGAAAGAAAGCCAAAGCACCAGAGTTTGCTAAACAGTTTGGTGGTGGCTCTTCATCAATTGCAGATTCCTTGGGTATACCAATAGAAGAAGCTGACAAGATTGGTGATGCTTATGATAAGGGTTTTCCGGGTGTTACTGCATTTGGTAAGAGGGCACTAGAATCTGTAAAGAGGAATGGATATATTCTTATTAATCCTCTAACTGGACATAAGGTGTACTGGAGTGACCATTCATATTGGTTAATTGAAGGTGCTAAATTTGACAGTGACTTCTGGGATGAATATAGAAGGAAGAAGCAAGAACTTGGTGATGAGTTCCATAAGACTTGGATGAAAAGAAGAGTATCTCTTCACTTCAAGGCTGTTAGTAAATGGGGTAGATTAGGTCTTAATTCACCTACACAGGGTACAGGCATTATCATACTTAAATATGCTATGACTAACTTCTTCAAATGGATTGTTGAAAACAATCTGTTTGGAATAGTTAAGATAGTAAATTTAGTGCATGATGAAGCATGTATTGAGTATCCTGAATCTATGCCAGAAATAGCAGATAAACTTAAGTTCTTTATGGAAGAAGCAGCAGGTGTATTTTGTACTAAACTTCCTATTCCTGCTGAAGCAGAAGTAGGTAAATTTTGGATTCATTGATATGATTATAATAGCAACTATAGTGACAGTAGGCTTAATAGGTCTACTGTTCCTTATGTGGTTTATAGCTGATAAACTTGAAAAGACCAAGGCATATGTATACAAGGGTAATCAGTACTTTCTATGTGAGAAGTGTCTGATTAAAGACCCTACAACTAGGAAATGGGTTGAAGGTATTTCATATAGAAGTCTTAAGTCAGGTCAGCTATTTGTGAGAGAAGAAAATGACTTTATAGTCAAGTTTGAAACATATAAACAATGGAAGAAGAATGGAAGAAATGATAAAGGCAGCAGAGGAAACAAGCACTGCAACATTAGCTAGTCCAGCACATGACTTTACAGAGATAGTCAAAGGCATGATTGAAACCTTTGTGAAGAAGAATCATGATTATGGTAATTCATTTGAAAGGTCATGCAATGAGGAAGGTCTTGCTGCTGCGAGAATCAGACTTGGTGACAAGTGGCTAAGATTCAAGAAGTTGTCCAAAGGTGAGGAAGCATTAGTTAAGGATGAGTCTATTAGGGACACATTGCTTGATATGGCTAATTACTGTGTGATGACTGTAATGTGGATGGATAATCAAAAGAAGTGTGACAATGCCTAAGATTGTATTATGTAGAGGAATACAAGGTTCAGGTAAATCTACTTGGGCTAAACAATGGGTACTTGAAGACCCAGAGCATAGAGTAAGATTCAACAATGATGAAATAAGAAATATGCTTGGAAAGTATTGGGTTCCAAGTAGAGAACATCTGGTAACTGACATAAAGAAGGACTTCATGGTAAGTGCTATGGAATTTGGATATGATATTGTTATTGATAACATGAATCTTAATCCAAAGGAAGTAGAATACTATGAGGATTTAGTTGATAGTACTTTAGGTTATATGAATTGTTATTCATTAGAATTTCATGATTTCTTTATTCCTCTTGAGGTTTGTATTGAAAGAGATTCTAAGAGAGAAAATCCTATAGGTAAGGAAATCATAGAAGCCACCTATCAAAGATATAAACATATAATTGGAAAATAAATGAGACAGAGTGGAATATATTGTGGACCAATAGATACATCACCTAATAGAGATAGGAAAACTTGTCTTATTAGCAATGTACCTATGAGGTTATGGATACTTGAGTTTAATGTAATTGGTGTAGGCAAGGGATGTGCAGTTGTTAAAGCTGGAAATCCTAAGCAAGCAGAAGGATTGCTTAAGGCTCAAGGAGTGTTTAATGGAAGACAGCATCTATATGAGGTTACAAGGGTTGAAGAAATCATTGAACCACCATGTGCTGGATTACTGGCTGAACAAGTTGTAGAGATTCAAAGAGGTGCATGAAACAATATACACATAGAGAGTTTGTCAAGATAGTAAAGGCAAATGGTTTCCATTATGACAGATATAGTGGAGACCATACTATTTACTTGAATGATAAAGGAAGGCATATAAGTATACCTGCTAAACTTAAAAGTGTTATTGCTAGAAGGCTAATCAAAGAAAACAACTTGGAGTTAGACCTAAAGAAGTTAAAGAAGATGGATAATTTACCATTAGGGGCAGCTAATGACCCTAGAGCACCATACAATGAAGAACCTTATGTGGAAGTGGAAGTACTTGCTAGTATTACTTATAGTAAGAGCATTTCCTTTCAGGTACCTAAAGGTTCTACAGAAGATGAGATTAAAGCATTAGCTAAAGATGCTATATTCAAGCCTCATGAAGCACTTGGTGGTACATGGACAATAGATGAATTTGAAATAGTACCAGAGTAATATGAAATTAATAAAACCAAGTTTTGAAATCTGGGAACAAGAACCCAGTCTTGAAGGAGTCTTTAAACAAATTGAGCGTGCTGGCAGAGTATGTTATAAGTCAGAAGACAAGATAGCAGAAGGTACAGCCAAAGCATTTGTTGATAGAATGATAGCAAGTGGTCATGGTGCTATGTTGGAGCATGGTACTGTATATCTTGAAATACCTGACTATGGTGTCTCAAGGTTGAAGTTTGAGAAGTATATGCGTAATCCATATTCCACTAGTATATCATCTGATGTGGACAGTAGTTATATAACTACTAATCTAAGAGTACTAGTAGAGAATGGTTGGCTTAATGACCTAGAATATCAATGTGAGCCTACAGAGTATCATGAGAAGAGAATCACTGTCAAGTTTGTATGTGACAGAGGTGTAAGCCATGAATTTGTAAGGCATAGAGTATTCTCATTTGCTCAAGAAAGTACAAGATACTGTAATTATTCCAAGGATAAGTTTGGTAATGAGCTTACTTGTATCATACCTAACTGGTTAGACCTTAAAGATGGGTCTTATTCTATTAAAGATGTAGAGGAACCTTATGATAGATGTCTTATTATTGACAGATGTACAAATGAAGAAGGAGCAGCCTTTGTTAGGGCATTATGTTATGCAGAGAAAGAATATTTCCACCTTATTCAATTAGGTTGGAAACCTCAACAGGCAAGAGCTGTATTACCTAATAGTCTCAAGACTGAATTAGTGATGACAGGTACCATTGAACAATGGAAAGGTTTCTTTAAGTTAAGAGATGCAGGCAGTGCACATCCACAGGCTTATGAGTTAGCACATCCTCTGCATGAAGAGTTCATCAAAAGAGGATATGTTGCTGTTTAGTCTAGGTGTAATACTTGGTATAATAGGAACTATTATGTTCCTTATATTTGTAGTAGTAAAACTATTTAATTTAAAATAACATGATTGGAAGTAAGAAAACAAAGGAAGAGCCTAAGCTATCATTTGGTGATAGGCTAGGTAGGGTAAAATCAATGTTTGTTTCTGCATACAATGAGGCAGATTCTCTATCAAAAGAGATGCTGGCAGACATTGAAAAGGACAAGGAGACTATCAAAACTATTGAGGTTAGGATAGCTGATACTAATGAGCTTATGAAGAATACAGAGGCTTACATGAATAAGCTAAAAGAGTTTATCTAATGGAAGTATTCAATTTCAAACAACATCTTGAGGATTTTATTCAAACTGATTTGAATAAACATTCACAAGGTGAAGGAGTACATAATGACATTGTAAGTTGTACACAGAGTAATTTCCCCAGAGCTTATATTCTAGGGGATTACTATGGTATTATGCTTCATCCAAGAGGTGTAAATGACTTACATGTGTGCTTTACCATATTAGTTAAAGATGATGACTTCTGGTACTTCAAGGAAAATGAAGGAGGTAGCTCATTTTGGTTACCTGACTTAAGGGCGCAAGTATTCAGGGCTGAAGAATGGTGTAAACAATATGCTTTACATGATAATGCAAGAATGGAGTCAGATAGGACTGATATACAGTATGGTTATAAATTCAAACCAATAGAATAACATTATGAAAGAAATCAAACAATTAAAAGTAGGTGATGTGCTTAGTGAAACATCACATTATGTAGTAAACTCCATAACTGGAAGTGTAGTACAAGCCAAACACCTTGAAAGTGGTGATATGGTAAGGCTTGGAAAGGAGTATGTCAGCAACTATATTGAGAGTGCTGATGAAGTAGTTGAGGAAGTCAAAGTTACCAAAGAAGATAAAAGAGATGGTACTAAAGGTATCAGGTCTATCTTTGAAGGAATCCATACTCCACAGGTATTTACAGTATGCTTCAAGAAGCAGGATAAACCTAAGACTAAGAAGGCTTTGCAGGCAGAGATTGACTATTTGGTGAATCAGTTCTGTACTGACATTGACAAGGTTAAATCCAGCAAGAAAGGAGTAGCAGAAAGAGCTAAAACTCTGATTACAGAGTTCATCAAAGAACCTATTCTCCCTTATGAACAAGGTGATGATAGAGTATTGAGAGGTTTCAAGATTCAGTTTGAGTCAAGAGATGGAAGATATAACTGTATTGATATGGATATTGAGGGTGAAGATAACATCAGACCTGTTAATATCAACACTATCAAATGGTTACAAATTGGTGGAACTAAATACATTGTTGAGTAATGGTAACAAAGAAAGATTGTATTGAAGCTATTGAGGGTTATCCCCCTCATGTTGTTGAGCTTATGCTTGATGAACAAGAAAGACAAGGTAACCCAAGAAATGTGGCAGTATTTCAAAAGAAAGCTGATGCTGGATACTTTGAAGGTGGTTTTACTTGGGGTAAATCTGTAAAAGGACCCATGTTCTGGAGTAGTATTCATAATGGTCATAAGTTTGAGATTGCTATCCCCGAATCAAAAGTTGAGGCATCCAAAGAGGTAGCAAAGAAAACTGTTGATAAACCAGTAGAGAAACCTGAACAATCTGAAGAGATTGAAGTAGGTACAAAAGTATTGGTTAAGTTTCTTGATAGAAGAGTTGAAGGAAGAACCAAAGAAAGAAAGAAAACAGTCATCTCTGTTCTTAATACAGAGAAAGGACCTGCTTATGTCTGTGTTTCAGATGCTTTGCTTCAAAAACTTCTGTCTATTACAACCACTACAAGTGGTATCAGCAGTCATACTATTGATGAACTCAAGATAGACAAGGTTGAACCTGAAAAGGTTAAGCTGACACTGAAAGACATTTCAGAAGGTAAAGGTGTGGGAATCCCACCTGAACTGATTGAGATTGTTAATTAATCTATAAAAGTAAGGGCATGGTGTAATATCATGCCCTTTACTTATTAACCCTTAAGTATATTGATATGCCAAATAGAACTTTTATCCTTAATAACTTGCATATTAACAAAGTAACCCTTATATTTGCACATAATTTTAATTAAAGAAATAATATGGCTATAAGATGTATTCCCACTACCAAAGAGGTAGAAGAACTAGCTAGAAAACTTCAAGGTGAAACTGTTGCTTCTGTCAAGGCTTTAATTGCGCTGTGGCAGGAGAAGAACAACAAGGATATAGATACTTTTCCCACAGCTAAAGAACTGAATGATTTCAGGGCTAAGCAGAGACAAACAACTACTGGGGTAAACAGTTATTCTGGTAAAATAACACCAGATGAAAATACTGTGTTTGTGTTTGGTAGTAATCCTGAAGGCAGACATGGTGCTGGTGCTGCAAGAGTAGCAAGAGAACAATTTGGTGCTATTTATGGTCAAGGAGAAGGACTTCAAGGAAATGCTTATGCTTTACCTACTAAGGACCTTAGAGTTAAGGAGAATAATGGGCTTAGAAGTATTTCCCCTGAACAGATTGTCGAGAATATCAGAAAGATGTATCAGGTGGCTATAGAGAATCCTGATAAACAATTCAAGGTTGCTTACACTAATGGTCTTACTGAAAGTACTCTTAATGGATATACTGGTGAGGAAATGATTAATATGTTCATTGAAGCTGGTGATATTCCCTCTAATGTGTACTTTAGTGAGAAATGGGTTAATAGTGGAAAGTTTGCAAAGCCACAAGCAGAGTCCTCATTCAGAGAAGATTTAGCTAAGGTTAGTCAGACTTTTACTCCTATTGAAAGGAAGAATAGAGTGAACTTAATCACTAGATTGTTCAGCAATAAGGTAACATCTGCTTTGGAAATAATGAAGAGTAACCTCAATAAAAGAATTGAGGCAGCTACTAGTTATGAACAGCAGAGAGAGCTTATTGATGATATGACAAAGCTCACCAGACCTCAAGTGATAAGAAGATTAGGACCTTCAAATATCTTCAAGAAAGTGAGACAGACATTCAGTGTATATACAGAAGCTACTCAAGAGGAAAGAATTGAATTAGAACTTGCTAATATTAATGCTGACCCAAAGGCAGCAAGACTTAGTGATGAACAGAAGCTGAAAGCTGCCCAAATGAAGGCAGACAGACAGTATAAGTCATTCATGAAGATACTTGATAACTTTCAGGCATTAGCAGAAGAAGCAAGTGCTAACTTTAGTCTTACAGAAGGAGTAGTTATGGATATAAGGAATGACTATGAACTTGATGAAGATACTAATACTGATGCAGTTGATGAAGAGGGTAATTCTATTGATGACAATGCAGAGAACAAGGAAGAGAACTATAAGGATGGATGGATGACTAATGTAAGGGAAGTTGCTTCATACAGTAGTCTTAGTAATAGAGTAAGAAACATCATAAGACAGATACCAAGACTTAACAGAAGAGGTACTTATGACTATGATGATTTAGGCTATGAACAGTATCTTGAGCCTTCTTATGTTCATTCAGAATTGATACAAGGTCTTAGGGATATGGTAGATGCCAGAGACATGATACCTATGCTTAATAAACTTGCATCAAGGAAACCTTGGGCTAGGCAGATATTGCAGAAAGTTGAGTCTGACAATCAAGTATTCACTGCCTTCTACAGAGCATATAGAAAGGATTATTTAAGCTATTGGATTCAGAAAAGAAAAGCAATAGGTGATGGTTCATTCAAGACTGAAACTATGTCTATCAATAAGGCAGAAGGTACAGCTCATTACTTTGATGAATGGAGAGACAACTATGAATTTGGTAACATACTGGATAGTGACAGCTTGTATGACAAGAATGGTGACATTCACCTGTCTAAAGCTAAAACAGGTCTTGAAATTGTTAACAATATCCTTAGCCAGTTCTCAAGAGTTGATAGAGAAGATGAGATTAGATTGTCTAATGACACTAAGGTCAACGATGACCTTATGAAAGCACTTAATATGTTAGGTATTTCCATTGGAAAACAGACATTGCAAGAATCTCTGAATTATGCAATAGATAATACTTCCTATCCAGTAGCAATCAGACAAGTACTTGAGGCATTAAGAACCATATATTATGACCTTAATAAAGGCAATGATAAGGTAACTGATGGACAACCAGCAGACTTGGTAAACATCTATAGTAGTCAGTTCAATAGTATTGCAGAAGTATTCAACTTTGTTGATGAAGATACTGTTGAAAGTAGTGTAAGACAAGGTGATAAAACCAGATATGCTCATGTAAATCCTTCATACTTGACTACCTTACTTAAGAAGCTAAGGAGAGAAGGTTTTGAGGAATTTATTGATGCAGAATATGGTGCTGTAGATTGGTTCAACAAGAATGGAGTATGGAGAAATCAATGGATTGAGGATATAAGGAATGACCAAAGGGTAAGAGATAAACTTGACCACATGGTTCTTCTTGAGTTCAACAGAAAGGAATATAGCAGGTGGAGTGCACTTGATGCTACATTAGCTTTGTTTAACCAATATTTTGCTGAACCTAGTAAGGAAGATACAGGTTTTGCTTGGTATCAAGTACCTATGTTGTCAGATAGCCAGAGTGCAGAGTTCATTAGACAGAAGAGATATATTGCTGACTATGAGAATGTTATAAGTGATAAGATGATTACACTTGTTAAACAGGAACTAGACAGGATAGCTTTAGTCAAGAAAAGAGCTAAATCTGGTGTTGATGAGATAGGAAACTTTGATATTACCAAGAAGTCAAAAGGTGGTGCTGAATTTAAGTTCTTCCCTGAACTCAATACAATGAAGTTTGATGGTTTAAGCTTTGAAGAAGCATTAGCCAATATCAAGAACAATGCCACATTGGAAGAAGTAAATCAGTTCATCAAGGATACTGTAACAGGTATCATGAATGACAGGTTTAATCTTGCAGTTGAGAATTGGAGAAAGATTGGTGTATTTGACAGAGTTAGTGATGCTAAAGATGCCAAGTTTGTAAACTTCAACAGGTATAGTGAGGATGGTGTAATATCAGACTTAAAGGAATGGTACTGGAATAGTACTTATGCCCAAAGTCAGATGATACAGATGCTTACTACTGACTTAGCTTATTATAAAGACCTTGAGGACTTTCAAAAGAGAAACAAGCAAGTTCATGCTCCATCAGAGAGACTGAATACACTTGCAACTTGGAATGGAAATCCTGTACTGGCTAGGGATGCTAATGGTGAACCTAGAAAGGAAAGGACTATATACTTGAAGGATAATGAACATAAATCCTTATCTTTTGAAGACATAAAAGAAGTAGTTGATGCAAAGGTAGCCAAAGGAGAACTTACTAATTATGACAGAGCTGTCATCTTAGGTAAGTATGAAAAGGTGAATGTTGCTGATGCTCAAGCATATAGAAGTCTTGACAGCTTTAGGGCTACTCAAATCATGGCTGATATGTGGTCACAAGAAGAAGAGGATGCATACAATAACTTCAAGGATAATAAGTGGTCAGCAAGAGATTTCACTGTACTGTGGAATACCAGAAAGCCTTACTTATACACTCAAAGTAACCAAAGTAATCAGGTTGATGAAGGTCAGATAAGGGTTCCTACACAAAATAAGAACTCGGAAATGATTCTTTTGACACAAGCTATCTTTGGTGAAATACTTGCTTCTCCCAAGATGAAAGCTATGTCAGACTTCATGAAGAAGTATGAGATAGATGTCATACAGTTTGAGAGCACGGTCAAGGATGGAAAACAAGGTGTAATTGACATAAATGGTGTTGAAAGCTATGAAGAAGTTATGGGAGTACTTGAACAAAGTACTGGTGTAGCATCAGGTATGGCTAATCCTAATTATGTGCATGAGTTTGACTATAATGACTATGGTATTCAGACTGCAACTCCTGAACATGGTATTGACAAAGAACAGTTAGTAGGTACTCAAATTAGAAGGTTAATAGGTGCTGATATTGCAGATGATGCAATACTTACTTATGGTAAGAAGTCAATGACTAAAGTCCAATGGTTTGATTATTTCAATGCAGTTAATGTTGCCAATATCAGAGAGAAGTTTGAAGAAGTACAGAAGATATTTGGTAGTCCAAAAGAAGTTGAGAAGATTCTTCAAAGTGAAGTAAGAAATAATCCAAGGTATGGTACAGACCTACTTGAAGCACTATCACTTAATGAACAAGGAGAATTTATAATACCACTTGATGACCCTTCACAGGCTTTGAGAATACAATCATTGTTGAACAGTGTCATTAAGAGCAGGATTACTAAGCAGAAAATCAAAGGTGGTGCTCTTATTCAAGCAAGTGCTTATGGTTTAGCAAGGAAGCCTCAAATGGTATTTGAGGGAGAGGGTGAAAACAAGAAATTGAAATATATGGAATGTTATCTTCCTTGTCCATCAGAGAAACTGTATGACTTACTGTTAGACCCTAATACACATGAGCTTGACATAAACAAGAAGGATGAGAGTGGTAAATTCATTGTACCAGAGAAGTTAAGAGAAGTAATAGGTTACAGGGTTCCAACAGAGGATAAGTATTCAATGGCTCCATTAAGAGTAATTGGATTCTTACCAAGACAAGTTGGTTCAGTAATTATTCTACCAGAGGATATTACAACTATTGCAGGTTCTGACTTTGATGTGGATAAGATGTATGTCATGTTCCATGATTTCTATCTTGAGGACTTTGACAGAGCAAGAGCCAGAAAGGACTTTGAAAAGGCTAATGCTGGTACTGCTGACTTGATTAACCAAATGCTTGGTCTTGAAGAAGATGTTGAGGAGAATGATGTATATAAGGAATGGTTCAAAGAGAATCAGGAGATGTATAGACATGATACACCTAAAGTTGTACCTTATAAGTACAATTATAATAAGGTAGGTGGTGACTCCAAGATGGACATCTATAACAATGCAAAGGCTAACAACAAGCCACAGAGAGACAGTCAGATGATAGACCTTATGTGGTCAGTACTTACTAACAGTGATACTGCTGGTAAGTTCCTTAACCCAGGTGGATTTGATGAACAAAAGAGAACAGCAAGACTTGCTATTATCTTACAAAATAACACATTAGACCAGCTTAAAAGCAAGTATGGTGGAGTAGATAAACTACTTAACTATAGCCTTGATGAACTGGATAATATTGTTAAAGAAAGTAAGCAGGTATTGAATCCTCTTACACCAGATACATGGGTTAATCTACATCAAAGGAATATGTCTGGAACATCATTGATTGGTATTGCTGCTAACCATAATACTTCACATGCTCTAATGCAGAGTACCCAATTGGGTATAGCACCAGAGTATGTACTGACAATCAATGGACACCAGTATAACTCATTCCATGACATTAAGAATGCAGAGGGTAAGTTCATTACTAGAAATGTATCAGGTTTCCTTGCTGCATTTGTAGATAATGCTAAAGACCCTATTGCAGGTGATATGAACTTTAACATGGTAACTGCTGACTTAGCATTTACTCTGTTAAGAATGGGTCATTCTCCTATGACTACAGGTTTGATTATCAGTCAGCCTATTGTCAGAGAGATAACTGAAATGATTGAGAATACTAGAAGAGGAATGACTGATGTTATCAATGAAGTACTTGAGAAATATAAGAAACTTGCAGGTGGTGAAAACATCAACACAAGGGACAAGATTAATTCTCATAACTTCACAGATAGTGAGCTTGCAAGTAACATTGCAGCAGCCAATAATCCTTCAGGTAATTCATCAAACATCGAAGAAGCACAGTTCTTTGGTAATCAGCTTATGGTTGGATACATGTTCAGCAAGTTAAGCAAGTTATCAACTGCCCTAGGAGACTTAACTCAAGCAACTAGAGCAGATACACAGAATGGTGCAGCAGGTCCATCTATTGCAGCTAATGTTGTTAAGATTGAAAGAGTGGATGATTTGCTTAATAAGTCACAGGAAGAAGGTTATCCTTTAACTGGTATAGACTTCATTGGATTTGGAATGGATGAAAATGCAATCATTAATAGTCCTACTCCTATTCTTCAAGCAATGTTCACTTATGGTATTGAAGGAACAGAGGATATGTTTAAGCCTTATGTACCTTATTATACTGACAATTACAACAAGGCAATTGCAATGCTTAAGGATGTAACCAAGTTTGGCAGACTTGATGAAAAGACCAGAAATAGTATCTACAATGACATCTTGACTTATTATATGAGTCAGTACAGTCAATTTGGTGCAGATGATACAAGAACAGCTCAAGAGAAAAGAGATTACTTTATCAATCAATTCCCACAGGAATTTGCTAAGTTTAAAGAAGCTCATCCTGAACTAAGTAAGTTATCATTCATCAATAGACTTAAGGTTATTGGTAGGACTAAATATAAGCCTGTTCCCTCTATAGTGTTCACAAATGTAGGTAAGATAACTCCTATGCAAAAGGAACAATATATCAGAGACTGGACTACATTGTTATATATGAATGAGGAAACCTCTCAAATGGCTAAAGACTTGTTCACATATAATTATTTCAAAGGTTTTGGATTCAGTCCTTCAGGCTTTGGACATCTGACAAGTACACAGGTTAAGTTAAACAGTAGAGACTATATCAGAAGTCTTAGGGAAGTAATGACCAATCCAATTGATATCAATAACTTCTGGAGACAATATGTAAGGAATCACATGGATAACAGAAGTCTTGTACCAGATGTAAGTAAGAGTTCAATTGAGGTTGGTGTTGATACAGAAGGATTTAATATCAAACTTGATAAGTACTCTTCATTTGATGATAAGCAGTTGGCTAAGCCATTTGACCCAAGTACTGACAAGGAGTTCACATATCATGAATATGTTTACTTCAATGTTAAGGGTAGGGACATGTATTTCCAACTGATTAATGTTGATGCTGGTACAGCAGAGTACAGCAGGATTAATCCTTTAGGTTTAAAGAACCAGTATGTTGAGTATCAATATGGAATGGATGCAAGTGCTATGGAAAGTGTTGTTTCAAGTGCTGAACCAAGTACTTCATTCAATGATATATATGATGATTATACCCCAGTGGAAGATACAAGAGATGTTAGAGATGTTCCACATCCTACAAGTGATGTAGCTAGAGTACTTGGATATGAAGTATCAGAAGATATGATAAATGAACTTGCTAATTTAACACCTAATGACTTTGACCCTGCAAGTGGTGAAAGTTTCTGTTTATAATAATATTATGGCAAAAAAATGTAAATTAAGACCAGAGGTAGTTGAGGGGAGAATATCCCCTCTCTACTCTCAATTAGAGAATTTCTTTGGCAACAGGAAAGATGCTATGTTCTGGTATACCAGAGCTAAAAGTGTGGACTTTCAAAAGAAGTTCCCTAGTGTAAGGCAGGATAAATATGGTGAGCCATTATTTGATGACTTGCTTAACAAGATTGGTCTGTCTAAACTAAAGGATGAGAGTGCTACACTTTCAATGCTTAATGATGAGATAGGACATACACAGAATGGTAAGGTGGTATTACAACCTAAAGACTATGGTCATGTATCTGCATTGCAGGAACAAGCTGTAAGGTTCAATAATAACAGTCCATTTAGAGACAAGTACTTTGCCACGGTAGAGGAAGCTTATGATGGCAAGAACAGTGGTGCTACTATTATTGTTAAACCTAATAGGGAAAAGAGAAACAGTGAGCCACAAAGACTTGCTGTTAATTATAGTCTGAACAAGAAGCTTGAGGGCTTACTTAATTCATGGGGTATTGGTATTGGTGCACTCACTAGTCTTGAAGAAAGATTAGGTGTTAATGGTGTTATGGACTTAAGTGTAGCAATGGATACTGCTACTGGTTTAAGGCAAGTAATCAGACTTGCTAAAGGTGAACAAGGACAGGCAGCATTACCTGAAGAGTTTGCTCACTTTGCTATTGAAGCTATGGGAGAGAATCCTATAAAGACAAGAGCAATCAACTTATTAACTAATGAAGAAGCACTAAGGAGAATACTTGGTACTGACTATGATAACTATTCAGCCAAGTATAATGGAGACTTGAGAATGTTAGCTGAAGAAGCTCTAGGTAAAATGGTAGCTAAAGCCCTTGTCAACAATGACATTTACTCTCCAAGTCCCAGTTTGTTCCAGAGGTTCCTAACCTCTCTAAAAAATTTCTTCTCAAAATTCAATGGTTCTGATATTGATGCTATTGTACAACAGGCACAGAATGAAGCCAATCAGATTGCACAGGACATCACTACAGGTAAGTTCAACCTAAGGGTTAACAGTCCTCAATATAACAGACAGTTCTACAGTCTTACTTCTAAGGTTGACAGAGATGTCAATCTACTTAACAGAATCATAGAACAAGAGCTGAAGAGGTTGAAGATATATGGTAAGAAGGAGGATTTCAATGCAGCTCAACAGGCTTATATTGAAGAGTTGAATCAATCTATTGCAGAGAATCAAGCACTAGAAGGTATATATAAGTATATACAAACCAGTCTTGGTGTGCTTGAGAAACTACAAGGTAGATTAAGTACAGTAGTAGATATGGATGCACCTCTTAATGAGAAGATGTCTGCATTAAGGAACATCAGAAACTATATGTCTTCTTATGGTAGTATCATACTTGAAATCAGAAAGGATATGAATGCTGCATCAGCAGAAGGTGATAATAGATTCAAGGATAAGTTGAGGAATCTTCTTGACCAGAATACTGTTATTATACAGGACTTAAGTGCTGACTTCTATGATGTAAGTAAGACATTGTTTACTGATTTCATTAAACCATTTGTTGGTGAAGGATTAAGTATTACTATTGCTAGAGATAAGTACAAAAAGACTTATACAGCAGAAGAACTTGTTACCTCAATGGATAGGGATATTACTTTCTTTGACAGGTGGCTTGACAGTATGGCTGACAGTTCAGACCCTATGCTACAAATTTATGACCAAGTAGTCAAGAAGCAAAAGTTTGAAGCTAGACAGGATACTATCAATATGCAAAAAGATATTGAGTATGCTGCTATGAAACTTGAGAAAGCTGGTATCAAGAACACTGACTGGATGTATGAAAGAGATGCCAATGGTGTACCAACAGGCTACTTTGTACAACCTGTAGACTGGGCAACATATAGGGCTGAAAAGAGAAAGTTCAATGACTATCTTAAGAACAAGTATGGAGAGAATCCTGAAGGTGAGGACTTACTTGAAAGGTCAAGGGAAATAGCTATATGGTATGCAGAAAACAGTAGCAGGGATGAACACAACAATATTGTCCCTAGCATGGCTAAATACAAGAGTAAGGCATTTGCAAGCCTTAATTCTGCACAAAAGGAGTATTACCAGTTCATTATGAGCCTCAAGGCTAAGTTAGATAATATCCTGCCACAAGAATATACCAAAGTAAATAGGGCACCACAGATTAGAAGAGACTTCTTACAAAGGATGCTAGGAAGTGGTAACAAAGCCAAATACTTCTGGGAAACTATGAAGGATACCTTAGTGAGAAGAGAAGATGATGTTGATGTACAATATAAGGATGATAAGTCTGTACTAATGGACTTTGAGGGTAATCCAGTTAATAAGTTACCTATATATTATACAAGACAACTTGAGGATATGAGGGACTTGTCCCTTGATTCTACTTCATCTATGATAGCTTATGCTTCTATGGTCAATGACTTTAATAGAATGAATGAAGTACTTGATACACTTGAAGTAGGTAGACTTGTACTGGCTGAAAGAAAAGTAGCAGACCTTGAAGGTGATAAGAGAAGAGTTGAAGGATTCAAAGTATTAGGGGCTGAAGTGAAGAACCTATTAACTAAGAAAGGTAGTAACTCTTTCTTTATGGATAAGCTTAATTCATTCATGGAGATGCAAGTATATGGCAGGTACATGAAGGATAGTGGTACTATTGGTGAGAGTAAGATTGATACCAATAAGGCAGTAGCTTTGCTTATGAAGATGACAAGTTACAGTACTACAGCTCTTAGCTTACTTACAGGTACAGCCAACATGTTACAGAACTTTGCAACAAGTAACATTGAAGCTGCATCAGGCAGGTTCTTCAATCACTTGGAATTAGCTTATGCTGATAAGGAATATGGCACACATTTACCAGCATATCTTGCAGAGATTGGTAATAGAATCAAGACAAGTAAGATTGCATTATTTGATGAATTGTTTAATGTTCAACAAGACTACAAGCAAAGTGTCAGAAATGTGAATTGGAACAAAAAGACTTGGGCAACAAGATTAATAGGAGAAAATGCCATATTCTTCACTACTCAAGCCGGTGACCATTGGACACAAAACAGGATTGCTATTGCTCTTGCTGACAGGTTCAAATTGAAAGATGCAAATGGTAAGGACATTAGCCTTTGGAATGCACTTGAAGTAGTTCCTATTGATGGGAAAAACAAGAATATGGGTGCTAAATTACAGCTCAAGAAAGGTGTAACAAAGGCTGATGGAAGTCAGTTTACTCAAGATGATATACTTGCTTTCTCAAACAGGGTAAGAGGTATTGAGAATAATCTATATGGTATTTATAACAGTGAAGACAGAATAGCTGCAAAACAACTTGCAGTTGGCAGAATGGCTATGATGTATAGGGACTGGATGAGACCATTATGGTTAAATAGATTTGGTAGAGGTAAATATAACTTTGACTTACAGGACTATACAGAGGGTTATTACCAGACTGGTTATAGGTTCTTGAAGCAAATGTATAAGGACATCAAGCAATCAGAGTTTGATATTATCAGTCAATGGAAGGAGCTTACTCCTCTTGAGAAAGGTAATATCAGAAAGGGATTAATGGAGATAGGAACCTATATTGGTCTTACATTGTTACTTGGTCTGCTTGAAGAAGCAGGTGGTGATGATGAAGATAAACCTTGGGTACTTAGAATGGCTGCATATTCAGCCTTAAGGCTAAAGAGTGATGTTGGTGTCATGCTTCCAAGTCCTACAATGCTTGATGAATCTCTTAAGCTACTTGATGACCCAACTGTTATTATTCTCACATTGAAGAAATTAAGGAATGTAATCAAGCTGTTCTATCCTGAAAGCTATGATGAAGTTATTGAGACTGGACCATATAAGGGATATACCAAAGCTGAAAAATACATATTTGATTTACTTCCATTCAGGAAACAAGTACTTAATGCACTTGACCCTGACCAACCAGCAAGGTGGTTTAAGATGGATGCTAGATAAAAAGAAAAAGGGAGATAGTTAATTCTATCTCCCTTTATTTTTTCTTGCTTAGAAACAACCAAGTTGTTCAAGACCTTTATCCCTTTCTTCAACAGAAGCATCATTCCATGAATCACTACTCCAACCTGCTAATTCAAGCAGTTCTTGAGTCTCAATATCCAAGTCATCAAACTTCCTATGACTGTCATTGAATAATGAATCATAAGGTTCAGGTTTAACTGTATTCTCTTGTGGAGATTCAGCTACTTTGGGGATACCCCCCTCTGTATATTCAGGATTATTCTGATTAACATCTTGCAAATCCTTCATTGCTTCTAGTAACTTATTCTTCTTTTGGACCACAATAGGTTTGTCACTAAGTTCTGTTACATCTTGAGATTCTGTTACAACCCTTGCAGGATTCTTGCTTATAGCATCCTTAATCATGTTGTATGCTTTCTCTTCTGACATAGTATCCTCTCCCTGTAAACCCGGCACAACTTGAATCATCTTACCATTATTAAACACTGCATAGTGCTTATATAATGTAGTTTCTCCTTGATTAAGTCCTCTAGTTACAACAGGTTCTCTATAGTAATATACAGGTAATCCTTCAACCTCTATAAGAGGTCTGATGTTGCCCTTAGTGACTTGTCCATTAAGTATCACATAACCTTCAACTGCATCAGGTAATCCATTCTTAGGAGCTGGAGCCTGTTTAACTTCTGGTTGTAATAACTCATTAGACTTGTCTACTACAGGTGGAGTTTCAGGTATCTTAACCCCTTGTGCAGCTTTAACTGGTACAAGTGGATTATAAGTTAACTTAATTCCTTTCTCCACTGTAACTCCTTGTAATTCATCCTTTGTATAGTTCAATACAAATGGTACAAGTGCTAAGGCATTAATAGTACCATCATAACTACTGTCAAATAGATTCTTATATGCACTAAGTTGTAGTGTATATTGGTCTCTTGTACTTCTAGTTTGTCTACTACCAACAGAGCTAAAGTAATCTATAACAGCACCTGACTTATCCTTAAAAGGATGGAAGCTGTATCTGCTAGTCTTGAAGTCATATATATTAAATTCACCTGTCAGTTCATTAACACTAAGAGCATCAAGTTCACCAGCAACTCTGGTACCATCTTCATACTTATGGAATACAACTATCCTGTTAGTAAGTAGTTTCTCACCTGCATTTTCAAGATTGACTCTCATTTGCTTAAGAGCTTTCATCAATGCATTAAATGCTGGCTGGCTCATGTTTGAAGGTTTCTCAATCTTCTCATTAGAACCAAAGAATCTTCTTGCAATATCATCCACAAGGTTACCCATTGTAGCTGCATTGTTTCCACTAAATTCTCCTGTCCAGTTACTACCTATAACATTATGAACTCTAGTATATTCATGATACTGTCCATCTTCTTCCATTACCATATAAGAACCTGAAGAAGTATCAGCAGTACCATCTTCATTTCTCTTAACCTTTTGCTGGTCTTCCTGTAATCTCTGAAGAGTTGAGTTAATAATAGCTACCTTACTATGTCTGCCCTCAATAGCTCTCTTGACATCATCAGCTTCACTTGTGGATAAATAAGATTGAGTAGACCTGTTAAGCACTCTGCCATCAGGTAATACTATTCTGTTTCCATCCATAGTAGCACCATTAGTCTTAGTGCCATATAATGATTCAGCATAAGCCAAGTCTCTAATAAGACCAGCATTAGAAGGAGTAACTAAGTTCTCATTAATATCATAAATGTTACCATTCTCTACATAGTATCTACTTCCACCTACAGTTACACTGACTCCTTCTTTACCACTTGCAGGATTAAAGCTTCTACCCTTTGGGTTAACTGCTTTCTGTTCTGTACCTGCATCATCATAATAGTTAGTAGTGAACCAACTACCAGTCATTTGAGTGTCAGTCAAGTGTGTGTAAAGTAAGTCATCATTCAGTATATCTTGATTATAAGTACCTGTGTTAACTTTACCTGCTGATATATTAAATGGTGGATTATACTCATATAGAGCATTAAGTATGCCATCATATATCTCTTCAGGAGTTGAATGTATAGCTTCATCATATTGCATACCCTGAACAGGGTCAAGAGTCATTACTCCACTTCCACCTCTTTCAACAAGTATATTCTTCCTAATATATTCTCCATCTTTAAGCCATCTAACAGTAAGTACTTTGTTATTACCCATGTTGTCAAGACTTATATGGAAAGTATTATCAAGATGAAGTACTTTGCCTAACTCATTAAGTGCAGTCAATGCTTGGTCAGGGTTGCTTATCTTAGACAATTTATCTATTGCAGCATGAATCTTTTGTGCAGACTTATTGCCTGATGTACTTAATTGTCCAAGATTAAATTCTTCAGCATTGAAATGCTTGACTCTTACTAGCTTAGGAGAGTATGTACCTCTACTGTTCTTGAGTAACAGGTATACCTTACCATCAGAGTGAACTTCATCATATACTGGTTCAGCATTAATATCACCATTAGTCTGTAGGTTCATGTTCTTCATTACCCCAAGTCTGGCATCACCTTTGACTACATCCTTAACAGATTGTGTCTGGTTTCTATCATACTTGAATCTGCCTAACATTACCTTATTGACAGTAAGTGTAGCCTGTTCACCTTTACCTACTCTGGTAATTAAGTTAGCAAGTCCTACATAGTTCTTACTCTTAGCAGTAGCAAGTGAAGGTAAAGTACCAACTACTTGGTCACCTTTATACATGACTATTTCATCATAATCACCTACTCTTTCTGCCTTAAGTGTGAGAACATCTCCCTCACGGACATTACCATTATTGACATAATCAAAAGCACCTTTAGACTGTAAGAAGTTATATAGACCTTGATAATTAGGGTTACTTACAATCAGTGGCTCAAATACACCTTGTGCAAGTTTTTGTGTATTATACTCACTAAGTGCAGGTCTATAGTATCTATTCTCTGTTGTAGCAGGGAGAGATTCTGTATCCTTGTCAAGGTAATTTAACTCCTGTTCATTGGTGACAGAAGCAGAAGGTATTTGAGGTATTCTACTTGCAATAGTACCTATTAGTTTCTGTACTCTGTTGTAGTTGTCCTCACTTGCCATTTCAGGTAAACCACTTATATCATCTATAAGACTGTTCAACTCTGATGATGCCTTTCTTATATCTTCTTCACTTTTGGTTGAAGCAGCCTTAGCCACCAAAGTCTCAAGTGTTCTAATCCTTGGAGCCAGACTGAAGTCATCAAGATATTCTTTGTCAACAGTATTATTAACCTCACCTATAAGGTCTGTATAAGGATTCTTTGCTTCTGTAGGTACTGTTACAGTAGCATCACTGCCAGTAGTTTCACTACCAGTATCTCTACCTTGTGGAGTAGGAGTTGGGTCAGGAATATCATCCTTTTCCTGTGCATTAGTTGCAGCTTCTGCTATCATGTTTTGAAACAGATTGGTAGCTTCTTCACTTAATTCACCTTCTGGTTCTGTAATAAGTTCAGGACTAGTTAAATCAGCGAGTGATTTTTCTTCCTTAAACCTCTTGTCAAGTAATGCATTAAGAGCTTCTTTATCTGCATCTGACAGTTCAGATTCATTAATAAGTTTACCCATTTCAGCACCAAATGACATTGCTTTCTTGAAGTCCTTAGCCAGTGGATTAGTGTTCTCACTCAACAGTTCATCACCTACATTGTTTTCACCTACTATATCTGCTATATCACTGAATGATTGAGCATTAGTAAGTTGTCCTCTTACTTGTGCAAGTTGCTCTTCTTGTGCCCTGTTAGCTACTTGTTCATCAGCTGCTGCTGTTGCTTCCTGCATCTTTTCAGGATGTGTCAGCAAGTCAGTAAATCTATTACTGAACTCCACAGCTTTCTCTGCCAGCTTCTTGAGGTCTTTAACAGATTGTTCAATATCAACCTTGTCAATATTGTAACTGTCATTCAGAATCTTCCTGACAGCACTTTGCATTGCTACAAAGCTTTCATTCTTAGGGTCTGCAAGTACTGCAAGCAGCTCTTGGTTATTAAGGTTAAGTATGGTTCTATCCATAGTTTTACCTTCCTTTTCAAGGGTTGCAAAGTTCATCTTCAATGCTTCTCTTACATCATCAGCAACATCATTGAATCTCTCAATATAGTCACCATGCTTCATGTTAAGCCAAGTAAGCTCTGACACTTGTTCACTTGTAAGGTCAGGACTTCCTACTCTTATGATTTTGTCCTTAGTAGTTCTGTAATCCTTGATTTTCCTTAGAATATCATCTCTGTCTTCTGTAAGACTTTGAATCATTTCTTCCCTATCCATAGCATTACCATTGGTAGAGAAAGGACCATTACCATTCTCATCAGTAGTATTCTTAATGATATTATCAAGGTTCTCATCAGAAGTATCATATGCCTGATTAATCATTTCAGTAAGGTCATTCAGTTTACCTGCATTGTCAAACATGACAACATCAGATATGAACTGTGATGATTCTGCATCCTTGAATCCTGCAACATCTCCTTCAGCAGCAGCAGCATCCATTTGATTCTGATAATAGTTGTGTCTTACTAATCCTTGATAATAGTTCTGGAAGTTAGGGTCTTCAATTCTACTATTCAAGTAGTTAATCATCTCATTATCTCTGGCTTTACCTTCTTGATAATCTCTAAATTCACCAACTATACCACCTTCAATAGTTACAGGACTTCTCCATTTACCTTCACTTGATTTAGCACTTCTGAACATGGGCATACCCATAGCACCAGTCATAGCACCAATAGTAAATTCTTCCCATGAAGCTGGGTCACCTACTGTATCACTAATACCCTTAGCTGATGCCTGTAGCCAGTTAAGTGATTGTTGTGCAGCTTCTGGGTCCCACTTGGACATATAGAAGTTTTCTACCTCTGAACCATACTTGAGTCCGGGGATAGTAGCAGCAATCTTCTGATTCATTTCTTCTGCACCCTCTGATAAGAAACCAGCAGCAGCCTTAATAGGCATTCTAGTTGAAGCATATTTACCATTCTTCATGGCTATCTTTGTATCTCTGATTGCTGTATTAGCACCCTTAGAATACAATTTACCCCACATGAACCAGTTTGATGCTGTAAGAATAGGTATATTGAGAGCTAAGTCTACATTACCTACCTTGGCTTTATCCTCATTCAACTTAGCAAGAGACTGGTCATAAGTCTGTTTTGCATCTTGCATAAGTGCATTATACATTTCAGTACCCTTATAGTTCTGGTCTATAGCCTGAAGTCTTTGTTGATAAGCATCATCTACTTTTGCTTTCTCAAAGTCATACCATTCATTGGCATTGTTATATGCTTCTATTTTACCTTCATTGATTGCAGATACAGCAGAACCAACTATAGACCTAACCATAGCAGGAGCACCTTTAAGTGCACCTGACACAAGATTACCAGTAGCCATAGCACCAGCAGTAAAACCTAAGTTCTTGATGAACTTATCTCCCCACCAGTTAGCTGTCCATATATTCTTGTACCATTCACCATTTTGGTCATTCTGAATTTCTTCATTGGTTCTATAGTTAGGCATCATTTGTTCTGACCAATCATTGACTTGCTTCATTCCTTTAGCAAAGTCATTATCCCAGAATCCTGACCATTCACCTTTGTCTATAGCATTAGCTGCACCTACTACTACACCAAGAGTACCATCAAGGAATGTAGTACCAGCAAGTACTACACCTTTACCAAGACCTGCACCTAATTGTGCATACCAAGGTTGAAGTTCTCCTCTTGTGTTATTAAGGTCATCAAGTTGAGTTGCAGAAGTAATGTCTTTATCATACATGCTATCATTAAGACCTGCTACACCTATTTCCTGCACAGCAGGAGTGCTTATATTCATCTCCTGCTGTCTTGCAGCATAGCCGGGTGTAGGGTCTGCAAATGATACATCATACCCATTCCTTTTTAACTCATCAAGTATACCTTGTCTTCTATTTACTCCCTTTAATGGAGTACCATAGTTAAAATTATCTTGTGCCATATTATTCCATAAACAATTTACTGTCTGTCTTTCCTTGAGTCTTAGCAAGTGTGTTGAATTTACCATCAAGTTCACTCATATAGAAGTCAATCAATAAGCTCATACCTGCATAATCCTTATCCTGTTTTGCCTTTTCTATCAATTGTTGAGTTTGACTTAAGGTTCTATTCTTATCATCAACTACTTCTGGGTCAAGCACAGCCTTCTTAAGTTTATCCTTTTTGTCTCTATATACATAGACTAAGTTACCACTTTGAGGGTCAAAGTCCAAGTGACCAGAGTTAGACTTGATATCAGTCAACTCATCAGCATCAAGTTGTTTGCCTTTCTTTCCATCTTTGAACTCATAAGCTGGTATCTTATCCTTAATAGCCATAGTAGCTAAGTTCTGTGTTACCACATCATTTAACAAGCTATTGTCAGCCAAGTTAGTTGAATAAGTAAAGTCTCTTATAGCTGCTCCCTTGATTTCAGCTGTTGCTTTTTGTATAATCAAGTCAGGGTCAGTTGTACCATATTTGTCTGTTATTCTCTTTAGCTTCTCTCTATTAGGTTGATACTTTTCTTTTGTACCATAAGAAGTCCAGATTGCACCCTTATATCTTGCTTCATTTCTTACTTCTCTTTCAGCCTCTTCTTTCAATATATCAGGGTTCTCCTTCACCTGTTGAAGGAAGTTGATTTCATCCTGTAATTGAGTAGTTTCAGCATCCTTTACTGTAGTTCTTGGTACTGGTCTGTATCCTAATCTAGGATTACTATTATCACCTTGAGCAGCAGCTAGTTTAGCCCTTTGTAATGGGTCAAGGTATTCTTGATTCTGTACCTGTTGATACTGTGTATCACCAATAGCACTATATAATCCTCTACCTATAAACTCCTTAGCTCTTTGCTTAGTCATATCATCACCCCATGTATCAATACCTGATGAAGAATATACATCATCTGCTATCTTCTTCAGCTCCTTAGGTGCATTAGGGTCATCTATTGCAGCCATGATAACTTGTTCAGGAGTATACCCCCTATTCATCATGCTCTCAAAGTATTGACCACCAAGAATCTTTCTCCATTCTCTTGGTTTCTCCTGTTGATACTTGGCTAATTCCCTTGCAGCTTGAGCAGCTTGTTGAGTAAGCATATTACCACTATAAGCCTGATAACTTAGGTTAGGATTCTTAATCAAATCATCCAAAGAAAGTGTTGAAGCTGCCTGACTCATCATCAGAGTAGGGTCTTTCAACATTTCTTCCCTTTGTTCCTTAGTTAATTCATCTCTTCTCTTATATGCTTGTTCAATGGGAGTAATCTCCTGACTGTATCTTTGTCTCATCTTTGAGAGTGCAGTTCTGCTATCAGGTGTAAGACCACTCTTTGCAAGTGATTCAGCCTGTGAAGCTAAGTCAGTTGAATACTGTTTGTACATAGCATAAGCTTCAGGGTCTGTCTGCTCATTAGCAAGTTTCTCAAATACTCCTGCTCTGGTTGAGAGTTCTCCCATTTCACCTTCAAGAGCCTTATGTTCAGCATCAGCTACCTGTATGGGTTTAATCATTTCATCATAGCTGAATGGCTTGAACTTGCTTCCTATTACTATCATATTACCTGCCATAAGTCAATCTTCCCCCTTTTTTCTTTTTGTTCTTCTTATATTGTACTCTACCTGAACTATCTAAGTCATATAGAAGAGCTGGATTACTTGTTATCATATTCCTTGAGAAGTTCTCTTGTCCAATACCACCTATATTCTCAAATAGATTAGTAAGGTTAGCTGCCCTACCCATTGAGCTTCTCATATTAGCTGTATCATACATTTGAGCTTGTGCTGACTTCTGCCTCAACCTTAGTTCATTCATCTGTTGAGCTTGTTGTGCATTAGCTAAATCAGCTCTCATTTGTGCCTCTGCATTGAACTGGTTAGTACCTCTGTTGAATCCTTCAACTTGTTGTCTTTGTTGTTGGTTATACAGTTCAGCTTGTCTATGTAAATCACCCATCTGATTGCCATAATTAGCATTAGCTGCAATCAAGTTAGCAGCAGCAGTAGCTCTATTACCACCAGAAGTATTAATTAATGCTCTCCTTTGTGCAGCCTGATTAGCATCAAGCTTATTGAGTTCATAGTTTGTATCAAGTGGCTTATAAGTAAGTCTATTACTAATCTGTCTTGCACCTACTGGTTTAACTGGAGTTAATGCTCCACCTATCATCTCTGCTGGTACATAATCAGGTGTATTAGTGAGACCAATTGCATCACTGAATACTCCTAATGCAGAACCAACTGCTGGTGCATATCTCATCCATGTAGGAGCTAGTTCTGATTCATTACTTTCTTGTGATGGTAATCTAGTTGATTTATCTCCCATAGCTGTTGGAATGGAGATGTTGCCTTCCTTACTCATAACTGCCATAGGATTGTCATCTAAAAATGACATTGCTAACCTGTTTTGGTTAGTATAATTAGGAAGATTAAATTCTTTCTCAACTCCTAATGGACCTCCTTTGGCAAACTTATTTCCACTCTTTCTTTCCCTTACTCCCTCTTGTATTCCTGCTAGTCTGTTCATACTTGCTTCAAATCCTCTTCTACTTATTGGGTCATTAGGTCTTTCAGCACTTTCCTTTTGCAGCTTTTCTGCTGCATCTGCAAAAGTGCCTTCCTTTAATCTTAATCTCTTTCTGTCTTTCTTAGGTACCTTAAGTCTATTGCTAAATACATAGTCATTGAATACTACTTCACCTTCTTCAACTAAGTTAGGTACTCCTTGTGGGTCTACTCCCATTTGTACTCCTTCAAATGGATTCTGTTCATGAGTACCACCATTACCAATCATGGTAATACCATTACTAAAGTCTCCACCTTGTGTATTTAACCATCCACCAAATGCATGATGCCAACCTCTTGCATTCTGTGCAAATGTAGCTCTCTTTCTTACAGCAGGACTACTACTTCTTTTACCTCTTGCTATACATTCAGAAGTAACTTTACCACCACAATATTCTGTGAACTTTCCTCTATTTGCTTTCTTTATATGGATACCACCACCATCTTTGAATAGTTGTCCACCATAGGCAGCAAAGTTTGCTAATAAATCCAAGTCTTGCATTTCATCTGCTCCTTCAAGTGCTAGGTTAATCTTTTCATCATTAACTGAATTAACAGCTTGTCTTTGTTTATTTAGTTTTGCTGTCAGGTCTTTAGCCTTACTACTAAACCATCCATCTTTACCTACTTGTGACTTTTGTACATTACCTAAGTCCTGATGCTCCATTTGCTGTTGTATTACAGACTCTATGGAGCTATTATCAAATTGTGTATTAGCAGCTTCTGCTGTCTGTGCCTTAGTCTTATTAACAAATTCCTCATTAATTTGACTACCAAATGCCCTGTTAACCAGACCACCTAGTACATTAACACCTGCTCCAATAAGACCACCTACTCCGGGAATGTTAGATGCAAGACCACCAATAGTTTGCATAGCACCACCTACACCAGTAGACATACCACCTGATATTGCATTTGATGCAGCACTTGCTATACCACCTGCAATACCACTAATACCACTGGCACCACCCATTAGTCCACCTAATTTTGAAGCATCCATAGCCTTATTAGCTCCTGTTAATGCTCCCAATATACCACCACCAGCATAAATATTGCCTTGATGGTCAATCAACCAAGGAAGTACTCCTTGTTCCTTAGGTTTAACAGGAAACCTTTTCTTCTTTATCTTGTTAGCCATAATTAATTCATTTTGTGCAAAGATACATAAAGACTTTGTAATATGCAATAAACCTTATAAAAATAATAAGGGCAGCCAAGTATTTGACTTAGCTACCCTTAATTTTTACTCAAAGAAACTCACTCCAATGTCATGAAGTTCCATGCTATCAGTACTTTCTTTGTTCATCTGCAACTTAACATAAGCCCATGTGTCTCTTATCCTATTTCTATTACCATTATCTCTTGGTATATTAGCTCTCCATATCCTGAACTTTCTCTTGAGTGGAGAAGGATAACCAATCCTGTTAACCAGCTCTAAAGTACCATGTTGATACTCATTCCATACATCCAATTGAGTGAATGTTTCATTAGGCATGAGTTCACCATCTCTTTTAACATCAGCCCTGTATTCAACAGTATTGAATATCTTGTCAACAGGTTCATCCTGATTAGCTACTATAGTCACATAGAATGGTTTAAACTCACCATAGAACATATTATAGTCACCACCATTGATTTCCCATACCTTATTCTTATTGACTGCATAGAATTTATCCCTATAGTTTAACATTACAGGAGTCTTTTCATAGCTCATGAATGAGGTAAATTGACCTATAAGCTCTGAATAAGCCAGACAATACTTATCATTGATAAAGTATACATCATCATTAGTCTTGTCATAGAATGTTCTGAAGTTCTTGAAGTCAACAGGATTCCATCTATCAAGAGTGTTGTTAGCACCTATGAACTGTCTGAAACCAAGTTTGTCACTCAATGAACTTATAGATTGACCATCAAATGTATATAAGCCATTAGTCAGATTATCTATGAAGTATATACCTGCTGGAGTCTGACATATAGACCATTTGTTGCTACAACCTATAAGGTTACTTACATATCTCTTGCCTTGTACCTTGTAGTTATTACCAATCTCAACAGGTACACCATCACTAACAGGAATCTGTACCCTAGGATTAAAGATAATATTACTCAATCCCTGTTCTTGGAAACAGAAGATTTCATTGTTCAAGGTATTAAGTGATATTACTTCACCCTTATCACCATCTAAGTCAAGTGTTGAAGCTAATGTGATATTAGTCCAAGTATCAACCACAGAACCATTAGTTTTCTCACTTGTCCAAGTTACTGTATTAGGAAACCTGTCAATAGAGGATATATCCCTTGATGTATAGTTATATGTGAAGAAGTTGTTCTTCTGGCTATATACAGGATTCAATAGATTGAAGTTCTCTGGTGTTGCAGTAAGATTACTCTTATTACCTCTATTCCTGTCATATCTTCCATCTATATTAACCCTTGTCTCACACATAAATGAAGTCAAATCAACTATTTGATTCTTCTCATCATTACTCCAAGGATAAGTCTTTAAACAATCATATCTCTGGAAGAATGTATCCCCCTCTGTATATTCAATGTTCACACTAGGTTTAACAGTACCATTTTCATTATAGAAGTTAACTGTGCTGCCAGCAGGATGCCATATATTGTTAGTATATGCTGCATCTCCTGTTCCACCAAACCTGTTTTCAACCACAGGTCTGTACATATCAACTATAATGTATCCACCATCATAATCTCCAAGTTCTCCACCTTTCTGTGAGGACGTATTACTAATAATATCAACTCTTTGTTGCATGATAGCTCTAGGACCAAATGGTCTGGAAGTTGATTTAGCATCATCAGTAATAGGAGCAAGATACTGCTTATAAGCCATACTAGGTTTCTTAACAAGTACATATAATGTACCAACAGAATATGCCCTGTATTGTGTATATGGGTCTGCAACCATTTCTTCCTCTTCCCATTCTTTAGATGTAGTATTGTATTTATACATCTTTCCAAAGAGTTGGTTTTCAGTACTTGATGCTTCCTTTATGAATGCTCTTACATTTGTGTTTGTAGCTTCTCCAAATGAGCTTACTATCTGTATATCATATCCCTTACTTCTTGTAGGAAGGTCACCTTTATTCCAATAATCTCCACCATTCCATCCTAATACTGGCATAGCAGCTTGTTGACCATAAGTGGTGTTATTAAACTGAATGACTGCATGAGGAGTTGATTTAAATCTTATAGGAACTATATCAGTTGTATTAAGTACAGGATACACAGTACCATCTTGTTGCCACCTTTGTGCTAACATATCCCATACTTGGCTTCTACCATATTCAGATGCTAAACCACTAATGGTACTACCATTCCAGTAATATTGGTCATTTGTATATGGCTGTCTCCATTCAGTAAGTGCACCGGGATTTACAAGAGGATTAGCAACATTAGGGTTATACTGACCCTTCATCTGACACATAGTGAAAGGATAACTTGTTCCACCATGATAACCATTATAATTACCTCTATACACTCTTTCAATTTGTTGTTCATCAAGTGCATTTTTAATGATAGGTAACTTAATGATTGTATCCTCATTACTGTCAAATACTGCAACCTCTGCAATACCTGTAAACTGGCTGTCTCCTTCAAGATATAATGTAGGAGGAGTTGACATATGATAGTATCTTTCCTTATCTATATAGTAAGTGTCTGTGTACTGTAAGTTTGACAGTATCTTCTTAGTATATTGACCTGTTCTGACTAATGATTGACCTTCTGTTCCTATCTTATCCATATCATTGTTAAGAGAGGCTTCCCTATGCCAAGGATATACTATCCATGCACAGTTAATCCAGTTACCATTACCACCATCATTACCTAATACATCCCAATCATCATTCTTGTTTGGGTCTCTTCTTGTCAATACACCATCTACATATACAGGAAGTGCACATATTTTCTTCACAGAACTATGTCTTTCATTGGTACTATCATTCCAATAATTAGTACCACCATACTTGGTGTACATTGTACTGTAATCATGGTTTATGATTCTATAATTAGAATCTGATGACCTAGTTGTCTTAAGGAAAGAATTAGGCCCAATTATACTATAATCACTATAGTTAGCTTTACACTTTGCATATCCTACATACCTTATCTGACAGCTTTTTACAAGAGACTTTACAGTTTCATCAAACTCAATGTCAGGTGAATGGAATGTACATATACTACCATCAACCTTAAAGTTACCTTCACTTTCATCAGGACAAGTTGATGTACCAGTTTCAGTAGAAACATCTGATATACAATCTTGTGACTGTATCTCACCATTAAAATTGAAGCTTGAAGGC